TGTTTGATTGTTGTTATTCGCATTTGCTTGATTGTTATCATATATGGCATTATTGTTGTAATTGTTATGTATTGCGTTATTATTCAAAATTATTTGATTATGTGCTGTATTTATATGATATTGATTAATAATGAAATGATTATTAATCAATTGATTCACTATATTGATATTTACTGGATTATCGTTATAATCAATATTTTGTGGGTTGATTTGATTTGCTGCATCATTCAATTCATTATTTACAATTTCAATGATTTCATTGTAATTATGTCCTAAATTCATATATTCAATGATGGCATCATATTTAGTGTAATGGTGGTAATATATAAGAGTGTTGACGTAAGTGTAAAATTGTTGTTCCATTTTGATTTTTAAATATTTAAAAATAATTATTTTGTATTTCAATTTTTTATAATATAAAAAAAATTAATATACTATAGTAAATGAATGATGATGCGCGACTTAAACTTCACGAAATGATTACCGAAAATAACGTGCAAGACAATACAGAAAAAATTAAACGTTTAAAACACAGTGAATTAATTCGTAAAGATGTAGAAACCATATTAACCATAATGCTTAAATTAAAAACAGATGATTATAAAACTCTTGACTCAGAGTGTATTCAACAATGCAACTTTTTATTTATTCATTACACAAACATATACAATAAATTATTAAAAAATCAAATCGATATTGAAATTTTATATAAGTTTTTGGATTGTTTAAAATCTATTGAAGATGGTACAAAAAATCAGCACGAAGGTTCGTATGAAATAGGTTTGTTATTGAAGTCGATATACATTGACCCCAAAATTTATGTTGAACCCGTAAAGAGAGATAGTAAAAACATTACCTGGAGTGAGTATAATAAGTTACAAAAGTCATAATACAATATGTAAATGATTTAATTAATTTATTATATATAACAGTAATGACCATTTTGTTAATTGTAGAGTCCCCATCTAAATGTAAAATTATTGAAAAATATTTAGGTGATAAATACAAAGTAATTGCGAGTTGTGGACATTTCAGAACATTAAACAAATTAGAGCAAATCGATTTTAATACAATGGATATTAAATACACAAATGAAAAGCCAACTGTTATTAAAATGTTAAAAGAAGAAGTAAAAAAAGCTGATGAAGTTATATTAGCTACAGATGATGATAGAGAAGGTGAAGCTATCGCGTGGCATATTTGCCAATTATGTAAACTACCACTTACCACAAAACGGATACTATTTCAAGAGATAACTGAAACCGCGTTAAAAGCAGCATTACGTGAGCCAGTTACAATTAATATGAATCGTGTAAATAGTCAACGTACAAGACAAATATTAGATTTATATATAGGGTTTACTATTTCACCTCTATTATGGAAACATATACAACATACCTTAAGCGCAGGACGTTGCCAAACTCCCGCATTAAGAATGATATACGAACAAGAACAAGCCATAAAAACACAATCTTATAAAACTCATTTTATATTATATGGCTTGTTCACATCAAATAGTATTGAGTTTAAGATTCATAATCATATAGAGCAAGAAGATATAATCCAGTTTTTAGAAAAATGTAAAGGTCATACATTTACTTTACATAAAGGAGAATCTAAAAAAATAACTGCTTCTCCTCCAAGTATATTAATAACATCAACATTACAACAAAGGGCAAGTCAAGCTCTCTCAATGTCACCTCAACAAGTTATGAGAAATGCTCAAACATTATATGAGAATGGTCTTATAACTTATATGAGGACTGATTGCGCTGTTTATAGCGATGATTTTATTAAACAAGCAAATGAATTTATTCAAAGTGAATATGGTACAGAGTATATTGGATGTATAAAACAAAATGAAAAGAAAGCTCACGAAGGAATAAGAATAACTCATCTTGAAATTAAAACTATTGATATAGAATCGGGTGTAAATCGATTATATGATTTCATATATAAACACACATTACAGAGTTGTATGTCGACCAATATAATAATACAAACACCTTATATTCTAGATTTTGATTTTACTTATCTCTCTAATCATACACATTTTAAAGGTTGGAAGATATTGAATAAAGAAACTAATGATAAGTCTTGGGGCTCTTATTTGGACAACCTAAAGAATATTACGTATGATAAAATTGTAGCAGAGGAAAAATTGACAAGTCAAGAATTTCATTACAGTGAGTCCCAATTGATAAGACAATTAGAAAAAGAAAAAATAGGAAGACCCTCTACATTTACAGGAATTATTGATTCAATTGAGAAAAAATATGTTACGAAAGGGCACATAACAGGAGCTACTATTTCTCTCAATATGTATGAATTAACAAACAATTCTATAGAAGAGACACAAGAAAATAAAATCATTGAAGAAGATGGTAAATTAATAATCACAGAATTAGGAATAAAAGTGAGCGAGTTTTGTCATAGTTATTTTAATGATATTTTTGATTATAGATTTACAGAAAATATGGAGACTCAATTGGATTTAATTGAAGAAAATAAAGCAGAATGGACACAAATTGTAAAAGATTTTAAAGTCATCGTTGATAAGTTATTAAATGTTAATATCGATGTAGAAAAAAAGAAGTACAAATCGCTACATTGTGGATTATGGAAAAAGAACGCATTAGTATTAAAAGATGGACCACACGGGTTTTATATAGAATATAAAGGCACATCTATCTCTCTACAAAAATTTAAAACACCTGAAATAATAAATCATTGGATTGAAGAACAAAGCGTATCCGATATAGATAAAGAAGAAATGATTACGTATATTAAAAATAAAGATGGTTATGTTATAACACCTAATATTAGTATAAGAAATGGTCCGCGTGGAAATTATATTTTTTATAAAAAACCTAATATGAAAAAGCCAAAATTTTATGATTGTTCAGAAATAAAAGAATATATAGAAAATAATGATGATGACAAAATAATAGATTATATACAAAAAAAATATAAGATTATATAATAATGAGTAAACAACAAGGTGAAATGGGGAATCTATTAACTACATTTACACAATCCCCAGAGTTAGTACTAGCAGACAAATTCTTTATAGGGTTAATATTTATAGGTGTAATTATTAAATTACTAGGAAGTATAGGTATAGAATCATTAGGGCAAGCAACTGCTTCTCTCTGGGGATATAATGTTATTTTATTTTCTTTAATAGGAATTATGATATTAAAATTGGATACATCAGAATATGTGTTTATGAAACAAATAAAAGACATTCCATTATATCTGTTTGTATTAGCAATATTAATCGTTTGGGTTATCATTTTAAATGTTAAATTTTATAAAGTTATCAATGAAAAAAGTTTACCAGGTGAATATTACACGTGGAATAATTGGTCTACTTATGTATTACTAGCTATTATAATAATAATAACATATATTTTTTATGCGAAACAAATTAAAAAAAACCCTATATTAACTCCAACATTTGAATCAGATACAAGTACAATTTTATATTTTATATTATTTATTAATTTTATAATTGTAGGAATACAAAATACAATTCTTCAGAATTTTGCGGTCGAAGGATAAATATGCATTTTAGATGTAATTCCTATTTGATGATTAGATTCCCATATACCAGATATCCTTAAATAAGCGAATAAATTTTCTGGGACTTTATTAAATACAAATGTATGTTTAACAGTGGTCAAATACTTATAACAAGAACATACTTGTTGTTTATCTATTGTTTTCTGCATCTTATTCAAAATATTAATCTCAAACTCTTTTAATTTATTAATGAAATCTTCATCTATAATTACAGTACATTTGTACATATTATTATCTTTTACTACATTCACATTTTTTATTTTAATATTGATTAAAAGAGAGTTTAATGTCAAATCACCAACATTATAAATTATCTTATAAAAATAAATATAATGCGATATTTTATTTACGATTGGTTTATAAAAGAATGTATGGTCTGAATTAACATCTTCTATTTTATAATATATATTCATAATTATAATAGTTATGAGTATATATTTAAATACCATTTAATATTTCTTTATTATGAACTACATAAATTATTTAAAAAAACCAGAATTATTTGTAAAGAAATTAAAAAATTTTATGTCTGACCCAGAACATTTAATATTGGTTGGACCTGAAAATTCTGGCAAATATACACAATCATTACATATTATTGAAATGTTTAGTAAATCAAAATTGAAATACAGTCGTAAAATAGAACTTGAACTAAATAATGAAAAATATTATTTTAATATAAGCGACATACATTTCGAAATTGATTTTGAATTGTTAGGAACAAACGAATCTACATTATGGCTTGAATTTTTATCTACTGTACATTCCATTATAGATATTCAAAAAAAAGGTATTATTTTATGTAAAAATGTTCATTGTATTAAAGATGAATTATTAGTTATTTTTAATACTTTTATGAGGGACCCACGACTAAAATTTATATTATGTACAAAACACGTCTCTTATTTTCCAAACCAATTAAAAGAAAAATGTGTTATTTATCATTTAAAACATAGAAATATTCCATCATACTCTCAACAGTACAAAGTATATTGTGACCAAATTATACAATTTATTATAAGTCAAAACAAGGATATGTTTCAAATGAGAGAACTTTTGTATTTATTATTAACTTACAATTGTGATATACACGAATCTTTAAAATACATTTATTTTGAACTAATTAAAAAAAAGTTTATAAGTGTCGCGCAAATAAACGAATCGTTAACCAATATGATTAGTCATTTAAAATGTTATAATACAAATTATAGACCTATATATCATTTAGAATTAATTATTTTAGATTTACATACTTTGCGACAGTGACCTCTTAATAATGAAGCCGTGAATATGGAATCTACTATAAAACCAGCTAATGCAAACCCATAAAATAAATATTCCAAAGGACTTTTGTTTTCTATATTATAAAAGTAAAACGTTAGAAACATCCAAAATGGAATAGATAACATATCAACTATCTCTCTAATCTTCATATATTATATAAATAATAAACTTAATTATATAATAATAATAGAATTAATGAATCTTGTGGATGCCTGTAAAATATTAAATATAAACGCATTTGAATTAAATAATAATACACTTAAAAAAAAATATAGGATTGCTTGTCTTAAATATCATCCAGATAAAACAGGTGGTTCTTCTGATGATTTTATAAAAGTGAAAGAAGCATTTGAATATTTAAAAGATGACCTTTCTAAAAAAAATAAAACAAATATAAATATTGATTCAGAAACAATATTATTTTATATAAATTTATTTAAAAAATTCAATTATACCTTGGTGGATGTATTTATTATAGACCCAATCGTAAATTGTTTAAAGAAAAAAAGTTATGAACTAAATCCTTCATTAAAACATCTTATGAACAAAGAGTTGTATTATCTAGAAGAATATAAGTTGTACGTACCCTTATGGCACCAAGAAGTTATTTATGATAATATAATTATAAATATAAATCCACAATTACCTGATAATGTGTATATTGATGATGATAACAATATACATATTTTAATAATAAAAAATGATGATATTCATTTTGAGTTGGGAGGCATAAGTTTTTCATTTCAAAATAACATACAAAATATAGTTGTACTGAAAGGAAAAGGAATTCCTAAAATTAATATAAAAAATATTTATGATTGTACTGAATTATCTAATATTGTTATTCACGTGAATTAATTACCCTTCTTCTTAGACACTTTTACCTTGGGCTTTTCCTCTACAACTTCAGGAACTTCAGCTGCTTGCTCTTGAGAAGTAACTGTATTCGTTGGGATATCTGTTTGAACTTTCGCTTGAGTTACTGGCTCACCTTCACCATCACTATCATATGTTGGCTCAGTAAGAGTTGGGTCCACCCGAAGTGGAGTATCAGTAATATTAAGCTTAATATGACACTCACCCTTTTTAAGTGATTCGGTTGGCTTTACAACAATTTGATAAGCCTTCCAAGTTAGTCCAAACTTGCCATTCGCAAACCAAATACCGCCACACATAAGAATACAGGCGACTTCACAACCCTTTGGAATTAGAAGAGGTAGTGTAGCTCCATTTTCATTAGGAATCAACCTATTATTTTGTGTATCAAACAATTCAAAGTTGTACTTGCCATCCCATACAGGCAGCTTGACCTTAAGAGTTGGCATTGAAGTCTTATCAGGCTCACCTGTCTTTTGGTCCTTACGATACTTCAACATTGGGCTAAATAGCGCTTCGACTACATCTTCAGAAAGGCTTTGCTTACCAAACCAGTCTCGTGAATTTGTACGAGCATCCTTCTTAATCTTATTTTCAAATTCAGTTAGAACTTTTAGAAACTGCGTTGTCGCAAGATTGGTAAATTCTTCACGAGGAAATTGGAGTGACATATCAAACTTTCCATTACCTTCAAACTCAGCAGCACCCCAAGTCATCATAAGAGGTGAGTGAATATAAAGCGCCTTTTTACTCAGAGTATTCAGAATACCTACACTTTTGCCTCCAGCCGCATTGGCTTTTGGACGAGTGTAGATGATGTGCTGCTCAGGCGAGAATTCAGATGCGTCAACAATCATAGAAGCCATTTTGTTACTATACTAGTGTAGTAATCTTTAAATCAATTTTTTTTTAATCATTAGAAGAGTATAAAACTTTTGAAATAATTTCATTTTTTCATATATTTCAAATTAAAGAATATAAGATTTATATATATTAATTATATAATGACAAAACCCTCTATTACTAAGTTTAATGAATTTAAAAATTTGAGAGATTATTCTTACACCATAAATGAAATAAAAGATGTCGGTAAAAAATTTGGTGTAAAATTTAAACAAAAGAAAAAAAAAGAACTCGAAGAAGAGTGTTATTATTATTTGAAAAGTAATCATTCTGCGTTAAAAATACAAAAATTATGGGCGAACTATTTTATTCGTTTATTTAATAAATCTCAGGGTCCTGCTTTCATAAAAAGGGAAACTTGTAATAATGTTGAGGATTTTTTAACAACTGAAACTATGAAAGAAATAGATTATTATTTATTTTTCAGTTTTAAAGACACGGATGGCTTTAATTATGGTTTCAATTTAATTTCAATATATAATTTAATAATTAAAAAGGATACTAAAAATCCTTATACTAGAAATTATTTTTCTGTTGAAATGATTGAACTAGTACACCGTAGATTATTATTTAATAAAATTTTAAAACAAACGCATCACGATATATATAACCCTTCCACTACAACTATAAATAATAAGATATTATCTCTCTTTCAAAAGATTGACTCCCTTGGAAATTATACACAAACAGAATGGTTAACTAGTTTGTCACCATACCACATAAGAAGGTTCTTATTAGAGCTTTATGATATATGGGAATACAGAGCGCAATTAACAAAAGAAACTAAATTATTAATATGTCCACCAAATGGTACACCTTTTAGAGAAATTCCCATACATATTATTCAAACCAACCATCATATGAATACAGATATTTTAAAACAATTTTGTATAAATATAATTAATCAATTTATTAATACTTCTCCTTTTAGAGAGAATCAGTCATTAGGTGCGATTTATATATTATCTGCTCTAACTTTAGTAAGTCCTAATGCGGCAGAATCAATGCCTTGGTTGTATCAAGCCGTACTATAATTAAAATTAAATATATTAGCCCCAAAATGAATATAAAAAGATATGTTATAATAATATATAAAATGTCTTCCACTCCTAAAGCAGCAAAGAAGGCAAAGGCTCCTAAGACTGAGACGGTTGTTAGTGCGCCCGCACCTGTTCCCGTTCCCGCGCCTGTCGCAGCAACTGAGCCTGTTCTTGATAATGTAGTCGCCACTCTTACCAGTGACACTCCTCTTTCTGAGCTTTTTGCTAACAGCAACAAGACTCTTCACGAGCTTTCCACCGCAGTCGCTCTTATGAAGGCCGAGCTTCGCGCTATCGAGAAGCTTGTTACTAAGGAGCTCAAGACCCTTGACAAGTTCAACGCAAAGAAGAACAAGAACAAGGGCAATCGTGCTCCCAGTGGTTTTGTAAAGCCCACCAAGATTACCGCTGAGCTCGCTGATTTCCTCGGAAAGGAGCACGGTACTCTTATGGCTCGCACTGATGTTACCAAGCAGATGACTGCTTACATCCGTAAGAATAACCTCCAGGATAAGGCAAATGGCCGAATCATCCTTCCTGATGCCAAGCTCCAGAAGCTTCTTAAGATTACCAAGACTGATTCTCTTACTTACTTCAACCTCCAGAAGTATATGAGCCCTCACTTCGAGAAGTCTGTACCTGCCGCAGCAGCAACCGTCTAATAAATTAATATAATATGTGGTGCGGATTCCACAACTGCTTTCGTAGCTCAGTTGGTTAGAGCGTGTGACTGTTAATCACAAGGTCGACGGTTCGATCCCGTCCGAGAGCGTGCTGAATATTTTAATTAATATTTTAAATAATATTAATTAAAAAACTTATTTAATTTAAATAATCTTCAAGTAAAATAGATATTGAGCCTTGAGATTGGTCAAAATGTTTAGAATAAACTTCATCACTTTTACGAATATCAATAAAAAGATATTTCATAATATGTATATATGATAATAAAAAACTTAACTTATCCAAATAAATATAAAGATATGTAGTATAAATATTAAATATGAACCGTGTACAAATAAATAGAGTTGAACAAATGAAAAAAATTCAAAATGAAGCATTAGAACTATTTACTAGAAAAAATATTGATTATGGTGATGCGTTTGCTAAATATGGTGTTATAGGTGTGTTGATGCGTATAGAAGATAAATTACAACGTTCTATGTCTATAACAAAAAACGGTGTAAATTTAATTAAAGATGAAGGTATTCGTGATACATTAATCGATTTACATAATTATTCAGCAATGGCATTAATGTTATTAGACGAAGAATTATAATAAAATTTCAAATACAGACATATAATTATTAGTTAATTCAAATTTATCTAATGATTCAAAAGTTTTTAACATATTAACATTTTTGTGTATTGATTTAATGTAATAAAAAAACAATAATACACTATTTTTATTCTTGGAAAATTGTAATATAGTTTGATTATGCTCTACAAACCAAGCAATTGTTTGTTCGTAATGAAATAAAAGTAATGTAGTTAATACATAATAACAGAAAAAGTTAGTCTCTTCTTTAAATAAAGTTGTTCGTGTTTTATCAAGTAATGATTCATAAGTGAATCCCATATTGGAAAGTATATGTTTCATTTGAAGTATGGAATATAGTCTCTCTATTTGTATATTTATTTTCATTAATGTTTCAAACTCTTCATATAGAATATTCTTTTTTGTACTATAGGATACAACCGCTATATTTATAGTTCTCGCCCAAAATTCTGTAAGAGCTTCAAAAAATAAAAACTCGCCCTCAATATTATACATTTGTTTAAATAAATTTTTAAACTTGGAAACATCAACATCACAAAAATCTAAACAAAACAAGTGAAAACATTCGTGTATAAATACTTTAAACCATTCTTCATTTCTGAAAATAATAATATCTTTACAATCATTTTCGTGTGGGTCTGATGGATAACTGGTTACACCACTATTAATATGAAATGGAGTTACAGGTATGGTTGGTTGTGTTTTTTTGAAATCCGTTAAAAATATTTTAAATGTAAACACATTATTATGGGTAGTCGCCTGTTCAGAACACATACCTAAAATAAGTTTTATAAAATAAATATATTTATCTATTTGTATTTTCTTTTTCGAATAAATAAATAAATTATATTGTGCATCTTTTATTTTAAATTCTATGTTATAAATGATAAATGTATTATTTTTAATATAATCTTTTATTTCTTGTGAACAAAAAGATGAGTTTATTATGTTTCCATTACTTTCAGTTTGTTTTAATGAATGTTCAATGGGTGTTTCTATGGCTTTATCAATTAAAGTGTATAATAATTTTATAAAATAGGTATCATTTATTATAAATTTTAATTTAGACGAGTAATGTTCAAATATGTAATTTATATTTTCGTTACTTGTTTTAGTTAATTTTGTTATACTGTATTTCATTTTATACTATAAAATTATTTTTATTTTTTAGAGTTACTTCATATCTAATAGAGAGATAATTTACTCATTTTTTTTTGATTCTGGTTTGGTCGACTTGCCTTTGGTTGTTTTAGCTTTTTTAAAAAGAGTCGCCATTTCGCTAACTTTGGTCTTATATGCTTCTTCATTAGAAGTTAAAGTTCTTGTTTCTACAGTTGAAGATGGTTTGGATGATTTCGATGATTTTTTTGGTTTTAAAGAGGGTACATCAGGAGGGAGTGGCTCTACTAATTTGGATGATTTGGTTGGTTTTACAGAGGGTACATCAGGAGGAAGTTGTTCAACTGATTTGGATGATTTCTTTGGTTTTACTGATACCTCTTCTGGAGGTTCTACCGGTTTAGATGATTTCTTTGGTTTTACTGATACCTCTTCTGGAGGTTCTACCGGTTTAGATGATTTCTTTGGTTTTACTGAAGATTCTTCATCTTGTGATGTTTCTTCAGTTATTCCAGACAATTTTTTTCCTTTTACTGTGTGAGATGTGCCAGTTAAAAATGTGCTAGTTTTAAGTGGGGTTCCAGATTCTTTACTACTTGATTTTACTTTTGGTTTTAATTCAGAACCTTTAAACGATATTTTGCTTGGTTTTTCAGATGGTTCTGCTAGGCCTGTTTCTACACTAGTATCAAATTCAGAAGATTTACTCTCGGCTAATAATGTTTTATTTTTTGTTTTTGATAATACTGGTTCTACATCATCTTCTAATGGTTCTACTGCTTCTTCAATATCTTCTTCAACAATATCTTCAACTTCAACTTCTTTGGCCTTAGCTTTGCTTTTGTTACTAGCAAGTGTTGGTTTATATTTCTCTTTGAATAAAACCAATTGAGAGATATCCTCAGTCTTTTCTACAATATTCTTTGTAACAGTATTCAGTACTATAACTTCATCATATTTTTTGGTATTAAACATAGTTCTAATTTCAGAATCGTTTATCATCATCAAGTTCTCATCTACAAAAATAAATTTAACTGAAAAATAAAGCTCTAATATACAAAGTATAAACATTACATTTAATGGTTTAAGGTCGGACGATTCCAATTTCTCCATAAATTCATCATTAAATTTTTCTAAATTCTTAAAATATTTCGAGTATTTTTCAAATATTTTAGTGTATTCTGCTTCTTTTTCTTTGTTTTTCTTAATCATATCATATACCTTTGTTAAGCGACTGCTACTATGTATCTTTATAGTTTCTGCTGATGGTTCTGGGTCTATTTTTGATTGTAAATATAAAAATACATTATCTTCTCCTGCTTCAACTTGTTCGATAATTTCAAAATCATTAAGTCGTTTTGGCTCTTTATAATAATCATCAAATACTAACATTGAACCTTCATCAAATTCAGTTAAATCAAATTGTTCAGGTATATTTGTACCTTCAATCATCTTTTCATAAACACCTAATTTTGCTTTTACTCTATCCTTTATTATTACATAAACATAACAATAATATAATGTAGCTAGTCTCTCATCTTTAATAACATTACCAGGAGAGATATGTATGACTTTATTAAACACAGTTACTTTATATAACTCACTTTTAAGCTCATAATCTCCCTCTTCTAATTCATCAATTAATGTATCGTACTCTTTATCTGGAAAAAGTTGTGACCTAGTTTTAGTTTCCATAATATATAAAGTAGAATTATATTTTTAATTGTGTTCTTTTATAATATCTAAAATATCTAAGCATTTAAAACTTATTTTTTTAGAAAAATCACTTTTTTGTATAACCAATATATTATTATACAACAGTTCCATCTTTTCGTGAAAAATTAAATATTCAATACAATCTTTAAATATTATAAAAATATTATTAATATATTCTTCATTTTGCTCTGACTTTGAATTATTATCTATCAAACTTTTTTGTAATTTTATACATAAATCTACAATATTATCTAAAGAACAAATATTATTTTTCATTAAATTAATAAAAAAAGTTAAACTTGACTTTAAATTCTCTACCTTTTTAATATATAAACAATACTCATCGTAATTCACATTTGGGTCTGTATAATTCAATTTATCTATCCCATTTGTGTGTATATCAAAACGTTCTTGAAATACGTTATAAAACTCTTTATTTATATTAATTAATTCAGTATATAATTTAGAAAATATTTCAGAATAAAATATGTTTGAACTTGCTATTTTAAATATTAATTCGGTAATTTTAATAATTTCGTCTACATCTGTTATTTTTTTAATAATATCAAATAGTTCGACCTTCAACTTGTCGTAATTTTTATCAGTTATTTTATTTAATAATTTGAATATTTGAGAGATATCTTCTTTTTTATTAACCACCGTTTTTTTCAATATTTCTACAACAGGAATATTCAATTTCTTTTTTAAATTATTTAATTTATCGAGTGTTTCTGCATTTAGTAACATTGTATTCCTATCTATCTTCATAGAAATTTCTATAATTTTTTCATAGGTATACATCATTGTATATTATATTAAACTATATATTTATATTCGTTAGTTACAAATTTAAAATTTAACTTATTCATATAATGTTTGATTATGACAAAAAAATGAATGAATTGTACGATATTAAAAAAGAAGTAATTACTTACGATTCGTCTTATTTTAAACTACCAATTGAATATAATGACCCCGGTTATGTAAATGATATTATTAAAATTGATATTGAACTTTTGCCTGATAATAATATATATAAAAACATTATTCCTAATTCTATATTAGTAGATAAATGGAGTTCGTATTATACAAACAATAAAAAATTCTTAAAAGATACACAATCTCATATTAAACATTACAAATCTACATTAAACAACCGAGATATGCTAGAAGAGTATAAATTATTTAAAGAAGAAACTAGCTTTATCGAGAGATATCAATATGTTGGATTAAAATGGTTTAGACCATTAAATGAAAATACAGCATTTTTACAATGTTTAGGACTATTTAATTTGGCAAGTCCAGTAATATCATTATGTAGTCCTATTTTTGTTTTAATTGTACCATTTATTATATTAAAAATAAGAGGGATACCGATTACAATTGATATGTATATTAAGTTTTTGACTGAACTTATTAAAAAAAATAGTTTTTATAAATTATTTACTGAATTCTCAACATTACCAGCACAACAGAAAATGTCGTCTATTGTAAGTATTTTATTCTATATATTCCAAGTATACAGCAATGTAATGTCGTGTATTACCTTTTACAAAAATATAAATTCAGTATCTACATTTTTATTCAAATATAAGGACCACGTTCATCACAGCATTGAATTGATACATAATTTACAAGCGTCTACTTCAAATTACAAAACATATACTTCTTTTTACAATGAAATGGAATTACATAAATTACAATTAAAGAAACAATTTTTAATGCTTAACACATTAATACCATTTGATAACACAATATCAAAAATAACTCAAATTGGCGTTTATATGAAAATATATTATGAATTGTTTTATAGTGAACAACATCATAAGACGTTTATGTATTCTGTATATTTAAATCAATACAACAGCGACATTAGTGAACTTAATAAACAAATAAAATCTAAAAAACTTAATAAATGTAAATATGGAAAATTAACCAAAATGAAAAACATTTATTATTTACCTCATATTAATAATAATCCTATTAAGAACGATGTTGTATTAGATAAAAATATTATTATTACTGGTCCAAACGCGTCAGGTAAAACAACTATGATAAAATCTATATTAATTAATGTATTATTAAGTCAACAAATTGGTTATGGATGTTACTCTTCTGCTAAAATTAAATTGTATGATACATTCCATTCTTATTTAAATATTCCTGATACTTCTGGGAGGGATAGTTTATTTCAAGCAGAAGCTAGAAGATGTAAAGATATTTTAGAAAATATTAGTAAAAATCCAAAAGCCAAACATCTTTGTATTTTTGATGAAATATATTCTGGTACAAATCCAAACGACGCTGTTATGTGTGCTGATATGTATTTAAAAGGTATGAACAAATTAGATAAATCAGTTGATTATGTACTTACCACACATTACATTGAATTATGTGAAAAATTTAAAGAAAACACATTGATTAAAAATTTAAAAATGAATGTTGAAATAGATAAAGAAGATATAACATTTTTATATACGATTGTACCCGGTATTTCTTATGTACACGGAGGCAAACATATATTAAAAGAAATGGAATATCCTGACCATTTATTTAATAACCAATAATTTATTAATATCATTTATTTATAATGAGCTATTTAGAAAAAAATATTTTAAAAATGGAAAATGGAAAAATTGTGAATCATATACATCTAAAAGTACAAAAAACAAATAAAGGTTATACAATTCTTGGCAAAAAAAATGGAAGAACATTTAAAAAAGTTGTTCGTTATAATGAATGCGATAATTATGGGAAACGTTTAAAAGATAAACATAAAACTTATAAAAATAAACGCGGTAAACGCAAAAGTGGTAAATAAACTTAACATACATTTCGTTTAAAATGATAATAAAGATATATTCTAATACTTTAATAATGTTGTCTACTATTTTAGATATAAGCAGTTTCTTTATTGGTATGTTAATCAATTTGCTATTAATCGCTTTAATATGTTATTATTTTAAACGAAAGTATGAGGCTTTAGAAGTTGCTCAAAATGAACAAGCAAAAATTCTTTATAATTTAATTCAAAGTCAAACACCGCGTAAACAATTTGATATTGCTGATATAATGAAGACCAATTTTATTTCTAATACAGTTGATAAGTCTCAATGTGTAATTGAGGAAGAGGATGATAGTGATAGTGATTCTGATGATTCTGATAATTCTGAATCGGATGATGAAACTGTATCTGAAAGTAAAGATGTAAAAGTATTTAAATTGAAAGAACCTGAAGTAATCGAGTTTGATGAAGAAGTTGACCCTCCATTTGTAGTAACTAAAGTTGTTGAAAAGCCAGTAGAACAACCAGTTGTAAATCTTGAATCCGATACATTAGAGCCTTTAGTCTCGGAATCTAGTGAAGTTGATTACAGTAAAATGACCATTAAAGAATTAAAGGATGTTCTATCTAAAAAGGGTATTTCAAGTAATCCTCGTATGAAGAAAAATGAATTGATTCAGTTAATTGAAGTTGGAGTCTCGGATGTTCTTAATTTATCGGAAGAATTAAATGAAGTAAATATCTAATACTATATTAATGAGCTGGGGAACAAATTATGTTACATCCAATAATTTAAATATACCCTATCCCGGAATAGTACAAGATGGACGTTTATTTACAGATTACTCTCCTAGCGCTGTAGTAAATGATAAAATTAAATCTGATAATCGTATAACTACAGATAGAGAATATAGAACTTATTTAATAAATAATGCTGAATCAATTATGAATTATAATTTTAAAACATCAGGTACAACTTCTTCTTCTTTAGGAAAAACGTATCCATATACTTTTTATGATGTAAACGATAGAAGTTTACCTCCTGGTTATGAATCAAGTATACCAAAGAATTTATATTTAACGAGAGAACAATTAGTAGCAAATGAAACTAGACCTATGTTAACTAGTTTTAAATAACTCTATTAACTCTTGTATTTAGTTAAACATTATATATTATATAATATAATGTTTATTAGTATTGATGTAGGTATTAAAAATTTAGCTTATGTTGTGTATGATAATAACAAAATTATTGAATGGAAAGTTGTAGAATTATGCGAAACAAACGCAAGTAAAGCAAATATTATTGAGATTGGTAAGAAATTATATGAAGCTCTTGAAAATATTGATTACGATTTTGAAAAAGCTATTATTGAAAATCAAATCGGACCCAATGCGATAAGAATGAAATGTTTACAAGGTATGATTACAATGTTTTTTATTGGTAAAGGAGTGGATGTTATTTATTGGAACGCAGCGAATAAACTAAAACGTTATATACAAACCAAAACCAAAACAACTTATACAGAGAGAAAGAAATTAAGCATAGTTGTAACAAGAGAAATTTTAACAAATTATTTTAAAGAACATCTTGAATACTTCAATAGTTATAAAAAGAAAGATGACCTTGCGGATTGTTTTTTACAATTAATGGACTATAATTTAAAAAATGGAATTTCTAATATAATATGTAATGAGTTAAATATAAAGTTATAGTTTATCTATTATGTATTATGGAAGAAATTAATTTAGATAACCTAAACTTTTCTGAACCACCCTCTGTTAATTTTGGTGGAGGCATTGAATTGTTGATGAATGACAGAAAAAAAACAGATAATTCAAACTCTATTTCATTAGAAAACGAATTAAAAGAATTAGATGATTTAGGCAAAAATTCTAATTCTAATTCTTTTGATGCTAAGCCAATGAAATTTGAGAATACCCGTTTTTTTAATGTAAAAAAGGATGACTCTGGTAGTTCTCTTGGTAAAGAGACTGTATCGATTGATACTCCAAACCAAACGTCAGATGGTTACAAACACATTGATAACATTCCATTGGAAGAAGCAGTAAAGAATATAGAGCATAAAACAAAAGAAGATATATTGAGAGAAAAGTTTCAATATTTAAGAAAGCTTGAAGCTTTAGAGGCAAAAGGCGTTCACTTAACCAAACGGTACAATATGGAATCTACTTTAGATGAAATGAAAGGTGAATATGAGTTTATTATTGCTGAAAAGGAAAGGAAGAACGCAGTACAATTTCAAGGAAAAGTATTGACAACTATTATTACTGGGTTAGAGTTTTTAAATAGCAAGTTTGACCCATTTGATGTTAAATTAGATGGGTGGTCTGAACAAATCAATGAAAATTTAGATGATTATGATGAAATTTTTGGAGAACTTCACGAAAAATATAAGTCGAAGGCTAAAATGGCACCTGAATTAAAGGTGTTGTTCCAATTAGCAGCATCGGGTATGATGATTCATATGACAAATACTATGTTTAAATCGTCTATTCCTGGAATGGACGATATAATGAGACAAAATCCTGACCTAATGAATCAATTTACTAAAGCAGCGGTAAACTCAATGGAGAATACTAGCCCTGGACTGAGTGGGTTTATGAATGAATTTAAATCTAAACCAATGAGAGAAGAAATGCCAATGCCGCCTAGACAAGAAATGAGGGGGCCTGATAATATCAACTCTATTTTGAGTGGTCTTAATAAAAAGATTGATTTAAATGATAGAAATGAGAGTACCATTAGTATTGAGGAAATTGACAATATGACAAACATTCCTACAGCCCGCCGAAAACGAAGAAGTGATAAAAACTCAATTAGTTTAGAAATATAATCATTGAAATATAATTATTTGATTACTGGTTTATATATAAAGATTTTCATTATATATAAATAAATGTCCAAACTTGAATCACTTAAAGAGCAAATTGATAATATGAATTCGCGTATTAAAAATATGGAGGTTGAAATAAATACAAAGAAAGCTCATATTATAAATATTAATACCCAGAAAGAACAAATTGAACTAACATTAACAAATGAAAATAATTTATATAATACAATGGTTCAACAATATGAATATTTACTAGAAGTACAACAAACAACAACAACTAATTATAACCAATTGGAAGAAGCAGCAACCACTCTATTAGAAATTTTAAATTCTAAATGCGGCGGAGTATAGGCCTTCTTCTTGATTTATGAATAAACCTCTTATTTTTATATTTATTTTGTATTTTTCTTTTTCTTGTCATTTTACGCTTCTTTTTATTTGTACCTCCTTTGAAATACTTTTTAATATTATAATAAGTGTCTTTTAATCTTTTTGACCTCGTCTTACATTCAGCCGCCAAATATAAACTTACTGGATTACTAAACACATCTTTGGATACATCAACTATTAACATACCCAATGTTTTTTTTATATTTACTAATTGTGTTAATAATTCAGGCGGAATCACTTTATCTGTTTTATCTAATTTAACTTTTGAATTAGTTGTAATTGGTGGGTTTGACAACTTATTTTTTTCATCAATATATGATTTTAAATTATTTGGATTTTTATAATAATTAAATTCTAATTCATCCACTGATGTAGTTACTTTTTCTTTAAAATGTTTATAAATAATTTCTAATTTATTTACAGGTTCTTTACCTAAAATAGGTACATATTTATACTTTATTATTTTATAATTATCTTTAGTACTACCTTCTTTTTCTTTTTCGGATACTTGTTTTGTATCTTTAATATAAACTAATGAGTTTTTCTCAAATAATATATCTACAATCCCCTTTTTTATTGTTTCTTCAAATAAAAAATTATCCGCTTGTGTTAAATATAAATGCGGGTTTATATTTCCTTTAAAATTATTAAATATAAAATCGTTATATTTTAGTATTTCAGGTGAAGAATTTATTTTTAAAAATTCTAATGCTATACGTGTGTCTTTTAATAGTTTATTTTCTGAATTTAAATAAGCTTTTAAGCTTTTTACATCATAAATGGTGTCTTTGAAAAATCTAATATTTATATTATCTGTTAATGATGTATCAATCATACGATGATTGAACCAACGATAATAATCATAACTTTTACGTTGACCATAATAAATTATTTCATTTTCTGGTTCATAATTTTGTCTTATATTTTTTTGAATATTTCTGAATATTAATTTACCAAATTCTAATTTTACTTCAACTAATGTTTTTCTTGTAGAATCTTTTATTTCTAATAATGGATTTATTATAAGGGATTCTTCAAGATCGGCCGCATTATCGTCATCTTGTTTTTCATCCTGATCATCTTGTGATTTCTCTTGTTTTTTATCTTTTTTACCAGAATTAGAATTTTTAATAGTATCTGGATTAGAATCCTTATATTTTTTATTTTCTATTAAATCTAAATTAAAAATATATTGATGTCTTTCTAAATTACTAACATAAAAAAACCCTATTTTAGGTTTTTTACCCATTTCTTTAAACATATACAGTGTGTCTCTATTCGCAATAATTTCATCTGTTATAGCTGGAGTATCCAAATTATTAAAACGCATAAAAATATTAAATATGTCAGAGTTATCACTCGAAGTGATACTTTTTTTAAAAGTTTCATCTGTTTCTCTTTTATAAAACATTTTAAATTTTTCTAATAGAAGTTGTATGTTGTCAATATCGTCATTTATATCTTTTTGGTCATATTCACCATATTCAGGTTTTTTTAATTTACTTATAATGGAATCTTTAGTCAATTTTTCTATATTATTTGCGTCTGGTAATGTGTTATTAAATGATGTTTCTTGATTTCCAAATTTTCTAGAATTAAAAAATTTGCTCAATTGTTCTTTTAAAACAGCTACAAATTCCTTTTTCAAACCTTTTTTATAATACTTAAAGAATATTGGGTCTTCTTCTCCGTTTATTTTATTTACAAAAAATATAATGTTTTGAAATTGTTTACAAGGACCAATTCTTTCAAGGTTGTCATCATTCTCTCTATCTTTTATTTTTTGTTCTATTAATTCTAAGTTCTTAGTTAATCTACTTTTGAATGATTCTATGTCTTCATCATCTTCAGATATTAAATTTAAAAATTCTAAAGTATTACCTAGTCCATTCGGTTTGTCATTATCTTTTTTTACTGGAAGGGTTGAATCCTTTCCATTACCTGTACATACATCTTTACCAAAAATTCCATTTTTTTGTAAAATTTCATTATATAATTTAACTTGTTGTGATAATAACAATTTTTCTCCGTGGTCGTTCGAAGTACTTATTATAGGAAATAAAAAAATCGTATTTGTATTATTAAACCATAGTTTTTTAATATTATATTGTAAAATATGGTCACCAATTATTTTTATACAATCTACTCCTATATAATTATTTCTTTTAGCTTTTTTTGTTTCTGATTTTGTAGCATTTGTTTCTGATTTTGTTTCTGATTTTGTAGCATTTGTTGTAGCATTTGTTGTTTGAGATTTTGTTTCAGATTTTTCTTCGTCTTCACCATTATGTACTTTTTCCAATAAAACCTTTATTTTGTCTACTATATCTTTTTCTTTTATAGTAGATGGTAAGGGGATAGCTATCTTTTCTGCTACTATTTCTTTAAAAAATTTATTGGTTAAATCATTTGAAAAATCATCATTTAATATTCGCATTTTTTCATAAAAAAATGTAGTAGGGTATTTTACTATATTTATTTTTACATAAGGTTTTCTTGCTATTAGTGCCATATATTATAGCATTAAATAAAATTTTCCTTGTATAATTTATTTTCCAAATCATCATCTGGTTTATCTTTTTTATGTATACGCGCCCTCTTTAATACATCAATCGCGTCATTCACTTCTTTTTGTGTAACTTTATTATGTGATGTATCTAACGTAATATTTAATTCTTTATATTTCTCAGGTATTATACAATACTTACTATGCTCATTAAATAAATAATCCGCAAATAATATGAAAATAACTGTCATTATTAACGAAGTTACTATATCACGAGTACCCATCCATAATACAGTAAATACTAATAATTGTCGCCCTAATGAATATTTAATATAACTTTCTTGGGTTTTACTTAATTCAATAGAAATATATTTAGACCCAATATTCATAGTTAACATTATAATTCCAGCAAAAAATTTGTTGTCATTAATTATTTTAATAAAAGATAGTAAAGAATTGTTAGGTTTCTCTTTACGTTTTGGCATATTTTATATATATATTATAATTCAAATAAAAAATATATATATCTAATAAAGTAATGTCTCTCGCTTTTTATGCTTCTCCAATTGATTTTAAAAATATTGATTTAGAAAATAAAATTAATGAAGAAAAACAAAAGATTAATAAAAATATGTTATTATCTTCTGATAATGCGAAAACAACAATAAAACAAAGCGACACAAATATTGCTGAAATTCATAAAAATTTAAAAGTAGAAAATGATAATGAATTAGCAAATTTTTATAAATCTGAAATGCCTAAACCTCCTGAACAGGTATATAAAACGGAAGAAGTATACAAAACAAATGATTATCTTTTAATAAATGAAAATCAGCAAAAAATTCAACCTAAAACTACAAATTCAGAAATGTTAAATAAATTAAATTCATTAATTGAAATGTTTGAAGACCAAAAAGAAATGAAAACTGGACAAAAAAGTGAAGAAATTATACTATACTGCTTTTTAGGAGTTTTCATCATCTATATTATGGATTCATTTGTAAATATTGGTAAATACAGTCGGTAATATCAATACTTTTGTTATCAATACTTTTGTTATCAATACTTTTGTAATATCATTATATACGCATTTGGTAAATCGGGTACATCTATCGTATTTATTACACGAAAACCATTTTTCATAGCAGAGTTATCTAAATTTGAAATATCATTCAAAAATAATTTGTTTGTTCTTACATCAAATTTATTATTAGTAATTTTCTCAGTAATTATACTTTTCTTTAATTCGATATCATATGTATAATTTAATTTAAAATAATCACTTGGATAATGATTGGTTATATTTTTTATATCAAACCCATCTTTAAAATATACTATAAACATATACCCTTTATGTATTAACCAATTGTTACAATTTTCTAAAAATATATCCATATCAACTGTATATATTGTAAATAATGGGCATAAAATATGTGTAAAAGTATTTTTATTAAACACATTTTTATTTTCATAATCTCCATATACGTAATTATTATCCGGGTATTTATATTTAGACATTTGAACCATTGCTTCTGAATTGTCCATTCCGGTTATTTCCATACCTTTCAACAATTCAATGATATGGCCTGTTTTAGTACCTGTTACTAGTAAATTAGTATTGTTATCAAAATAATCAGACAACTTTTTTATAACATCAGATTCATATGGTGCTGTATGAATCATATCATCATAATTTTTTGTATAAAACTTGTTATATATATTGTTATTTATAAATGTTTTATATTCTGTATTGTTGTTTTCATATCCTTCTTTTCTAAAATAAGAGACAGAAAAGTATAATAATAGTAAAAAGATTAAGATATATAGAATCATTTGTATAATATAGTATTTTTTTTTATTAGTTTAATAATAATGATAATTGTAGATAAAAGAACATCATTTAATTCTACCACTTTTTCTAATTATAAAAAATCTCACGTTATGAAAGAATTATTAAATTCTTTATATTATCAAAAAAGAGAAGAGGCTTATTTTTGGACTGGTGATTTATTATGTAGCGGACTTATCATTGATTTATGGAATATTTACATCAATTTCATATGTAAATATATTCATATAAACAATCCAAAAATGCCAATATATATAAATAAAAAATATAATGAGTTTAAAGAAATAGCAAACAAAATAAATGATTTTGATTTAAGAAATAATGATGATATACGAAGCATTTTTTTTTCAATCACAACTATTTTGTTAGAATGTAAAAAAGATAGTATTATGGATGATTTAAAATTTAATGTTACCTTTGACATACAAACTAATTTAAAAGCACCTAATATTTTATACATTCAGTCTTTTTTTAGACAAGGTGACCCTAAAGAATATTTTATTGCTTTAAACGAGTTTGTATATCATTTAAAAGAATCAAAAAATAAAATGGATGTTTTGTATTGGATTGAATGGATTATTGAATATGAATTAGCATTATTAAAAAAGAAAAAACATACCATTTGTGTTCAGAGAGATTTTGCTCCAAACACAAATATAATATGGATATTATGGGAGATATTCTTCTCATATAAATCGGACAATGTATTAGAAAAAATTATACAATCTTTATTCAATTTATTTAGAATAAAATACACAACCGCTACTAATAAAAAAAAGAAATATATACTTCATTTGTGTGTTATGTTTATTATTAATAATATTGATTACCAAATTAAATTAATCGATAATGTTATCGCATTAAATAATGTAGAAACTAATATTAAAATTACATTTGACAAATTAAAAAAGAATGAAATAGCCTCATAGATTATATTAACTAATTATATATGAACCGTAAAACAATTACAAAAGAGTTTAATGAACTATATGGTAATGGTAAAAATTTAAATTCTAAAAAAAACACTAGTATTCCAAATATGTTAAATAAAATACCGGATATTGAAAATGTTACAAATAATATTGTAGAAAATTATAATAAAAATTATGATAAACCCATATCAGAAGCATTTGTACCCTTTAAGTTTCCATACATACCTTTATTGATTATTACGTTACTTATAGCGTTGGGTGGTGTGATTTATTATTTTAAAGATAATATTCTTGATTTTTTCGATAAAATCTATAAAATAGACACTGTTGAGAAAAAAACAGATAACATAATTAAACAATACAATAATGATAAAATAAAACAATTAGAAGAAGATAAAAAAAAGTTAGAAGAAGATTTAAAGACAAAAGAACAAAAAAATAATGTTAAAAATGTCAATATTAATAATGGCGGACTTAATGAATTGAACAATGCGATTAACAATTCAACTTCTTATAAAAAAGAACAAAACGTTAAAGAAAATTCATTCTGTTACATTGGTTATGATGACGGTCAACGTGTATGTACAAACGCATTTGAAGGCGACACTTGTATGAGTGGGCAAATTTTTCCTAAAATGGATATTTGTATTAATCCTAGATTAAGTAGCTAATTAAAGATTACTACTATATGGGACTGATACATCTAAATAATAACCATTACTGTTTTTATCGATTACACCACTATTTGAAGGCGGTGTTATTTTGATTGGACAATTTTCATTTACACGTAAACTAATTATTTTTTGTAAAGCTGCTTGACTATAGGACCCTTTACGAGTTACTAGTTTTGAGAAATCTGTTTTATTTGTGGTTGTAGCTATTTTGTTGTATTGTAGTGTTTCTGCTTTCCTTCTCATACTATAATCATAGTACGATATGTTAGAAAAATTAATTTGATTTCCATTTAAACGTCCAGAAGTTGTTGTGTTTTGAGTACCATTTGTCATTCTTACTACATAAGAGCATTTTGGTGTAATTGCTATTGTATAGGTTGGCATATATAATTGTATGTTATTTAAATTAATTTTTAAATAACATAGTCATACTATAAAAATATTAAAAGTTTAATCCATTTTCTTTAAAAGTTCACCTAGTCCGTGGTCTGACTTTCCAACAACTATATTGTCTCCCTCAAACAACTCCTTCTTGATTTCATCCAAAGTGGCATTTACACCCAAATTCTTTTCTTGAGTATTCATATTTTGAATGCTTACTAACTCTCCCTTTTCATTAATTGTCTGACTTAATTTGTTTTTAGTAATAGATGCCTTTTCAATATTTTCTTGAATTGCCTTTACTTTAGACTCTTTTAAACGTTTGTCGAATTCTAATTTAGCACTATCATCATTCTTTTTCTTTTCGTGCATAAGTTCATTCAACTCCTTTTCCAAATATTGGACGTTACCCGTTTTATATGCTTCCGGATGAAATGGAATCCATAGTCCAATAGGTCCAACATATACATCGTGGTTTGGGTCAATCTCCCTCAACATTTTACAGCGAAGCTCTGCCTCTGGTTGATTAGGAAATACCCCACGAACTTTTAAGCCTCTTACAGATGTTTGGAAACTATTTTTTTCAGAATAAGACAATTCCAATTTTTCTTCATTTGAATCAACAAAATTCTTGTAATCATCCTCTACACTCTTCTTTAATGTAGTTCGCTCACTTTCTACAAATGTCTTGAATTGTTCGTGAACATCATCACTCTTAATGTTGTATTTGTATGAAATAAAATTAATGAATTGAGTAAATTTTTCCATTGACTTTAAAAAGTCATATTCTTTTACAAATTCTTCAAAGAAGAAAAGCTTTTTATTTTTAATCTCATATTCAGGCGATACAAAAGATAAACATACGAATTTTTGTTCGGCAATCGGTTTATCTTCATCTAATAAATCAACCAGTTTAGACATTTCTATTTATATCCCCATTTTTTTATATTTTTTTTCTTCTTAATATTATATGTTGAATTTTCAAGAAGTAAGCAAGAGAATAATCAAATATTTAGTAGAAGGTTTAATGGTTGCGCTAGCGTGTTACGCAATTCCAAAACAGTCACTCGCTTTAGACGAAATCGGTTTACTTGCTTTAGTAGCCGCCGCCACATTTAGCATTTTAGATACTTATATCCCAAGTATGGGTGCTAACGCCCGAACTGGTGCCGGCTTTGGTATTGGTGCCAATTTAGTACGATTCCCTGGCGGTTTTTAAATATTTATGTTTTAACAATTAATTCAACTATGTACAAATGGATACATATTTAAATTAATCTCTGGCCGGGATGGAGCATTTGGAAAATCTAAATTAGGAAAAGGTAATGAGGCTTTATTTAAATTAGGTACTACATCAAAATATGTTTTATTAACATACGTTAATTCGATAACATCTGGCATATTATTGTGAGTTGGACCATAATTATTACCGTGTGCGTGTATAATATAATGAGTGTTATTTAATTTTGTTAAACATTTCATTTTATCACTATTTATACACCCCCAACCATCATTTGTAATTCCGTGGAATTCAATTACAATTTGTTTAAATTTTTTTAATTGGTCTTCACTAATGTTTAATAACCAAGGATACTCACCACCCTCTATATCAATCTTTAAAAATATATTATTATACTTATTTATTAAAAATGATAAATTTGTATGTGTGTCGTTTTCAATATCACCTATATTTTTTTTTATAAATGATATTCTATTTGTATAATTATAAGGATATCCATTTATAGTTCCATCAAAACCATAACTGTTGTATTCATTCATTTTATATTCATTAATAAAATCCCTTGAAAAACTTTCTTCATTAAATATTCCTGCAGAAATATAACAATCATATAATTCATTCAATTCTCCAATAACATAACCACCATCTTCTTTATTTCCAAATCTACGTTTTTTGTCAAAATGATAAACTTTTAATATTTCGGTAATAGACATTATATAATTATATATAGATTATATTATATTGTTATTACTAATATATTATTTAATAAGTTGGTGTAAAGTCCCAATTTAATTCATCACATATTTTTTTCCATATTTCATCTTGTTCAACTTTTTTTTGGTCTTTTAACATAGGGAAAAATTCTAAATAGCTTGTTTCTCCTAATAACTCACATAATTTATACAATGTATAATAATAGTTTAAGAAATTGACACGGTCATTGGGGCAAAATTTAGAATATGGTATTTGTATATCCATAAATAAATTACACAATGTGTCTTCTAATTGTGGTGTCATTACAGGTGGTTTTATCCCCAATTTATCTTTTATAAATGGTATATGCTCATAATATTTGTTATAACCTAGTTTTTTTAATATTTCTTTAGTCTTTTTATTTGTTAATTCTTCAAGATTAACTCTCTCTTTTTTTACTTGTTTCTTTATACGCTCTATTATTTCTTTAGGAATATCTGTAGATTCTTTTGCCTGAAATTGTGATAATATTTCTCTGAAATGATTAATCCTTTTATAAGCATAAAAAGAAATCTCTTTAGGAGGTTCTTTATAAGATGGCTTTTCATTATCTACCAAATAATTATGTGTTGAAAAACAACTGTTACACAGTACAGCGCCCTCGTGATTTACTTTTATTAACTCTCCAACATTACAATGTTCACAAATATTTTTATTATAAGAATAATCATTTATGCTCAATGACTCAAAACTATTTTTTTTTAAATATTCTTGGATACAATTGTGTATAGTTTCATATGGGACTTCTTTGTCTTCTTTAAAATTAAAAAATGAATTTATTGTTTTTTTAGGAGTATTATTTTTATCAATGTTTTGTTTAGATTCAAAATATTCAAATAAATATTTTGAGTTTTCTAAAAAATATTTATTTTTTTCAGTCATTAAAGCTTTTATTTTATTTTCACATTCTTCTATTTTTGTATTTACATCATTTTCGTTTTGAGGTGTTATTGTTTCTTTCAACTCTTCTATTCTTTTGGTTAATTTAGGAATAATTAAAGCAGACTTGTTGTGAAAGTATTTTAACTTATTTGTATATAATATATCTAATGTAGTGTCTATTTTAGGATTCATATAGTATATAATTAAAAATTCATTTATATATTTATTTAATTATTAATTATTTTTCATTTTTTTTTCTTTTACTATATTATATAATGGGAGGTGGTTTAATGCAATTAGTAGCTTATGGCGCTCAAGATATTTATCTTACTGGCAATCCTCAGATTACCTTCTGGAAGGTAACTTACCGGCGCCACACAAACTTCGCGATGGAGTCGATTGAGCAGACTTTCAACGGCGCTGCTGACTTCGGCCGCCGTGTAACCTGCACCATTTCGCGCAATGGCGACCTTGCTTACCGCACATACTTACAGGTAACCCTCCCCCAGATTGACCAGCCTTCTAGTGGAATCTGTTATGCTCGCTGGCTCGATTTCCCTGGCCATCAGCTCATTGATGATGTTGAGGTCGAAATCGGTGGTCAGCGCATCGACAAGCAATATGGTGACTGGATGCACATCTGGAACCAGCTCACTCTTGACAAGAACCAGGAGCGTGGTTACAACAAGATGGTTGGCCAGACCACCCAGTTAACCTTCTTGACTGACCCGTCTTACGCCGATGTTGATGGTCCTTGTGATTCGGGAGCTCCTCGCCAGGTATGTGCTCCTCGCAAGTCTCTTCCTGAGTCCACCCTCTACATTCCCCTCCAGTTCTGGTTTTGCCAGAATCCTGGTCTTGCCCTTCCTCTTATTGCTCTTCAGTACCACGAGGTTAAGATTAACATCGACCTTCGCGCCATTGATGAGTGCTTGTTTGCTGTAAACGACCTTACAAAGTCATCTGGAACTGTTAAGTATGAGGCCGCTTATGCTCAGTCGCTTGTTGCTGCGTCCCTTTACGTAGATTACGTATACCTTGACACTGATGAGCGCAGACGTATGGCCCAGAATCCTCACGAGTACCTTATTGAGCAGCTCCAGTACACCGGCGCTGAGTCGGTTGGTTCTTCCTCGAATAAGATTCGTCTTAACTTCAACCACCCCTGCAAGGAGCTCATCTGGGTCGTACAGCCTGACGCAAATGTTGATTACTGCTCTTCTTTGACTGGCGGGTCTGCTCTTTACCATGCTCTTGGTGCTCAGCCGTTCAACTTCACTGATGCCCTCGATGCTCTTCCTAATACCCTTAAGGCATTTGGCAGTGATGAAGGAGTTGCTAAGGACAGTCGTGCTTTCATTTCTGAGAATGGTTTCTTTGAAAATGCTGGCTCTGCTAAAGATATTACTACTACTATGTCTCCTCATATTGTATGGGATGGGGTTGGCTCTGTCAACTCGGGTGTTTCTGATGCAGGCACTTTCGTTCTTGCCGAGACCTCCCTTGACATGCACTGCTGGGGTGAGAACCCGGTTGTCACTGCCAAGCTCCAGCTTAACGGCCAGGACCGTTTCTCTGAGCGTGAGGGCACCTACTTCGACCAGGTACAGCCCTGGCAGCACCACACCCGTGCTCCTGACACTGGCATTAACGTTTACTCGTTTGCTCTTCGGCCCGAGGAGCACCAGCCGTCGGGAACCTGCAACTTCTCGCGCATTGACAATGCCACCCTCCAGCTCGTTCTTTCTAACGCAACTGTTTCGGGTGTCAACACTGCCAAGGTTCGGGTTTATGCTCGGAATTATAATGTCCTCCGTATTATGAGCGGAATGGGGGGCTTAGCGTATAGTAATTAATTGTGACCAACATTTCTTCTAAATTATGTGACCAACATACTTATATAAAAAAATATTATTTATATTAAAATAATTAATTATATATTAATTATTTTATTTATTTTTATCATTATATAATACTAATTACTATCATTCGTTCTTTTTTTTCGATTTTCTGCTATTTCTTTCGCACGCATTTTATTATATTCTTCATTACCATATCGTTCTTTAAGTAAGTCTCGTTGTTTTTGTTTTCTTATTTTAGCATTATGTTTTATTTCTTCAGGATTTAATTTATGACCTTTTATAATAGTACGCTTTTCTTTAGGTACTTCATTTTCAACATTAGTTATTTCATTAGTTACTTCATTTTCAACATTAGTTATTTCATTTTGTAACAGTGTATCTTTATTTATTTTTGTTGTGTTATATATCATTACACATTTATCAATAATCCTTTTATAACTATAATTTTTTTTCATAAAATTACAATTTCCACAACAAGAATATACATTATTTTCAAGATAACCAATTGAACTATCTATTCTATCAAGACCGTTTTGATGCTCTGTTGTAGATTTTTTTCCGCACATATAACAAGGTCTATTTGTTATAATCATAAAGACACATTTATTAATTTTAAACGAAAGTTTTTTGTTTTTAGCACTAGTTATATAAGATGAATACACTGAATTATAATCTTGAAAAGCATTTGGATATAATTTACCTTCTACGAATTTATTATATGTGGCTATATGTTCTACACGCTGAATAAATATGTCTTTATTCAAACACCCTTTCATATAATTACACATAGCACAACAACTTACACAATTATTTTTTACATAACCTATACTTGAATTAAGTCTATCTATTCCATTAAACCCTTTTTCTTGTATTATTCCACAATAATTACAAGGTGATACAACTAACAATAAATATTCTTCTTTTGAAATTTCAAACATTAATTGTTTTAATGATGCGCTATATTTATAATTTGTATAAGAATAATTCATATTTTTATTTTTTTGTTCATTTATTTCTTGAACTTTTTCAGGATGTGAATCCCTCCATTTTTTTATAGTTTCCGCGTTATGACTATGATACTTATCAATATCTTCTTCAATCATTTTTTTCCTATGTTGAATACAGTACATAGCTACCTTTTCGTAATTTGCTTCTTTCCAAGCATTTTTTACAATTTTACGTTCAGGTTTTGAACTATTAAAACGAGCCAATTCATTTACGTGTTCTTTATCTCGTTTTTCATCTGATCTTTTGTTTGCTTCACGACAATTTGTACAACTTTGTGTTTCACCGTGTAAACCTTGAAACATTTCTTTTGTAAACATTTTCGAACAAACCGAACATTGTTTTTCACTTATTGTTTCTTTAATTGGAACACCTCGTCGTTTATGGTCTTTTTCGCGTTCTTTCTCTAAGCAATCTTCACACGCACTGTACGAATAATTATGTCCAAGTTGAGCACGACAACCACGAACAGCATTTTTACAATTTTTTAAACCTAATTCTTCTGTTTCATTTATAAATACACAGAGTTGGTGTTTTCCGCAATAATCGTTTTCTTCTGATTTTTTAAAAGAACATCCTTCTTTAACACACTTAATTACAACTTCTTTCTTTTTTATACGGTTGTCTTCTCCTCTTTTGCGACAACCTTCACACGTAGTATATTCTCCCATATAATGGGTTTTATGGCACGTACCACAAGGTTTCGCATCTTCTACCATTTTATCAGTATATTCAATCATATAAGAATGAATTTTACAAAATTTTCCATTTGTCGCAATTCCACGACAAGGATTTAAGTTTCGGTCAATTGTAGCACATTTCGTCATTTTTTTAATAAAAATAATATAACAAATAAACATATCAATTTTATTTATAAATAAAGCGATTCATTTATAAATAAAGTATATGGAAACTCAAAAAGATTCAACGTATGTAATATATGTGGTTTATCACGAAGAGAATAATTCAAAAATAAAAAACGACAATTTTGTCTATATTGGAGTGAATGAAATATATAAAAAAAATAAATCGTCCAATGTAATATTAGAGTATGAATTAACCAAATACAATCCTTTTTTACAAAAAAGAGGATATATGGAAACAACAGCATATCTTCATATTTATTGGAACAAATTGTATAAAAATAAAGAAATGATTGGATTTTTTCAATATGATATGATACATCATAATAATTATGACTCATTAAATAATAATACCATTTATACAATAAATACAGGACAATATATTGTTAAAAATAAAAATTGGAACCATTTAATGGTACCCCATTTAAGAAACTTGGACTATTTAATTAAAAGTTACAATAAACATTTTTCAAAAAATTATTCTTTAAATGAATTAGAAAATATGCCTCTTAGTGTGTGGCAAACAAATATATATCCGATTAAAATTTATGAAAAATTGTGTGGCTGGTTAGAATTATTAGTTGAAGAAATATATCCGTGGTCAAATGAACCTCCTTATGAAACACATTTTGGAAGTGTTGGTGGTTATACTGAGAGAGCATTAAGCATTTTTAATGCTTTTGAAATATACGAAGGTGTTAAATATAACTTCTTAAATATTAGTCACTTCACTGAGTCTCCTATAGTAAAGCTACAATACAATAATAAGTCATTTTTAAACAATTACAGCCAAGATGTTCATACCAAGTTTATTGACAATGTAACAGGTAATTATAATGTAAATTATTGTATGTTTAAATCACAATGTTACTTAAATAATGTACTATATAGTTGTGAGAGAATAAATAAAAACGGTAGAAACGGATTATTTTTTAAAAGAGACGACTGGGACGTACCTAAAGAGTACGCGTTTGACATAGAAGGTGAAGACCCACGATTAGTTATATTAAATGAAAAGGTGTATGTTGTATTTACTTGTGTATTTAATCATAAAGATATACATCGAGGAATCGCACTAACAGAATTCGATAATTACAACCCAATATTTTTAAAATTAAAAAATAACAAATTTAATAGAGTTGAAAAAAATTGGGCCCCTTTTGTTAAAGACAATGTTCTGCATTTTGTATATAATTACGACCCATTAATTATTTTAAAGTACGATTTGAATATATATGGTCTGTGTGATGTAATATTTATTCAAAATAATGTTAATATGCCTATATATATCAATGACAAGTATTTAAGAGGCGGTAGTAATTTAATCCATTACAAAAATGAATATTATATTGGTGCGTGCCATAGTCGTCTTCATTATAAGGGAATATATTACAACACACATATTGTTATATTAGACACAAATAAATGGACAATTACATATTTATCTAAACCTGTTATGTATTGTTATAATGATAATAAATTAAAACTAAATACTCTACATAATACAAATATAATTCATCATAAATCTATATTACCATTTATGTCCGATAATTTACATAATTTACAGGCACCTTGTTCTTTGTATAAAAGAGATGATAAATATTTCATAACAATCGATATTAATTGTCATATAACATTATTATATGAATTAATCATAGATATACCTATTAATAGTGATAAACAATTTAAACAAGGAGAAATAGAAACGATTACATATACATATAATAAAAATTTTATAGATAATTAAAAAGGTACTCTTACATTTTGTAAAAATCTTTTTTCAAGAAAATGCGTTTTGATATTATTTTTAATTAAAACTACACTTAATAATGATTGGTCACACCTATGCTCTATAAATTCACTATGGTCTTTTATTTTACTAGGTGAAAGTGTTATATTTTCATATACTGCCGCAATATCTAACCATTCTTTAATATATAATACTGTGTTAGGAGTCTTTTTAATTATGATTGCTCCTGCCCAACAAATATTACAATTTTCATTAAAAACTTCATTATAAATATTATATTTTTGTATAACATCCATTTTACACCAATGTTTCATTAAATATTGTGGCTCATTTGGTTTATTTTTAAATACTAAAATATCATTTTTTAACATATACTCATTATATAATTCCTTGAAATTTTCAATAAAATAATATTTTGAATCTAAATAAAAGACAATATCATTTTCGTTTATTTTTGATAATACATTATTAATTATGTATGGTTTCCATAACCACCACCCACCACCTGTTGTACCCGATAAAATATTTTCATTTTTTTTTACAAATTCATAATCCATATCTTTTTTATTAAAAATAACTATTTTAAATTCAGGTCCATATTGGGTTACAGAACTCAATAATTTATTTAAATAATGAATATAATTTCCATCATTGTAAACTAAAAAGTATAACATTTTATATAGTATAGTATAAAATATTATATAATATTTTATAATATTTTATAATATTATGAAAATATTTGTGATACATTATAAAAAATTAATTGATAGAAAAGTACATATTTTAGAACAATTTAAAAAATACAATATAACTGATTATGAATTTATTGAAATAGATAGGGATGAGTTATACAACCAAGACATATCTATGTTTCAAACAAATTTTAGTAATAGTCAAATAGCAATTTCGCTAAGTCATTTTTATGCATATAAACAGATTAGAGATAAATACAAACACGGATTAATATTTGAAGATGATATAATATTATCAGATGATTTTATAAATATATTCAAAAAATATATTAGTCAATTACCTATAAATTATGATATGTTATTTTTAGGTGATGGTTGTAATTTACACATTGAAAAAGATAAATTGATTCATAATAAATATATTTATGAAAAAGGTTTATACTCAACAAATTGGGGAGGTGATGGTTCGACAAGATGTACCGATAGTTATTTAGTTAGTAAAAATTGTGCAACAAAAATATGCGAATATATAAATAACTTGTCTTATAAAATAGATTTACCGGTTGATTGGTGGTTAAATTTAGCGGCAAGAGATAACAACCTTAAAGTATATTGGAGTGAACCAACTATTGTTACTCAAGGTACACAAAATGGATTATATACTTCATCACATTAAATCGTATTTCTAAATATCTTAAATAAAAAGTTATTATATTTTAATTACATACGCATATATATGTTTTTCTTTTTCTATAAAACTTGCGACTATTCTATGAGCACCATCCATTAATGTATATATTTCATTCTGTTGTACTAACCAAATAGGATGAATGATTATTTTTTGTTGTAACAATTTTTGATAAAATTTTACAGATTGTATATCATTTTTACCTCTAGGTCTGTTCGTTATAGGATATGCCTTTATTGCGGACTCTTGTAATCGTATAGGGTCAAAGTTTTTTACATTTTTAAATAATGATAAAGGTAATTTAATTAATTCAGATTTAAAAATATGGGCGGTTGAGGCTTTTTCTATATTTTTAAATATTTTTAAATTCACTGATGTTTCAACAGAATCTTTTATATAATCCATATATGTATATATACAATAAATTATTAAACACTAATAAAACTTGGTTCAAGTGCTAATCCACATATTCCGGCATCATTCGTAGAATCCGTTCTCAAAATGCGAAAATAACCATTTTCACCCCAATCTTCACCCCACGAATTACGTACAGTCCAATATTTAGTACCATCATCGATTCCAAACCCAACAATTTCAACTGCGTGGTCAATCGTTGTTCCACACAACTCACTTGTCAAAATACCACTTGAATATGACTGAAAATAATAGGTATCTGCTTCAATTCCTATTACAACCGGATTCCTTAATACTGCCAATTTTAATGACACTTGATTGTTGGGTACAACATCATAACAAGATGAAAAATGGGTGAACTCATTACAAGAATGACACTTTCCCTTACTTTCAGTTACTCCAGAAACATACGGATAATCTGTTTCATTACACTGTTTGTTGTTAATCATATACTTAAATGCGGAATCCATATTTCCACCGTGACATCCCATATTCAAATATCCTGGGCCTGTTGCGCAATCTACTAAATATTGCTCTGAAAGGTCATACAACGAACCCGTATGAATCGCCCAGACACTTTCCGCGTTAGCAGTTGTAGCAAATGCCCAACAACTTCCACATTGTCCTTGATTACGGACTGGGTTTACTACATTATACATTCGCCAATCAAATGTTTCAATATCGGCATCATTCAAATAATTATGGTTCATAGTATTGTTATAACTACCACTACCAGTGTCACTATAAGTGTCACTGTCATTGTAACTATAACTATACATATTATAATTCAAATATACATCATCAAACACTTCACAACCGTAATCTGTAGAAGAGTACATTCTACCAATATACATATCTTTAAATTCGTATGGTGTAAGGTCAGAAAATTGATTAATCGTCATATTAAATGTTTCTGATAAATCAGAATTATGTAGTGTAATAAGCTCTAGATTATTTTTAAAAATAATAAAACGAGAGTACATTTCATCAATCGTGTATGATTTGTTATATTTAATCTGAAATAAAGTGAATTTATTCCAAATATCATTATTAAACAAATTCATCAAGGTCATCATCAAATACTTCATTATACTAATAAGTAATATACCTTTATATTAATTATAAAATTGAATCTGTATGTATTATATAATTAATTATAAAAATGGCAAACACTAACGAGTCTTTTATGTGGAAATACATTGAGCACTTTAATAATGTGTGGAGAATTCCAAATGAATGGAATGAAAAATTAATATTTACAAACTCGGGGATTAATTTTGAAGCGATACCAAATTATTTAAATATAACATTAATGAAAAATGATGAGACAGAAGATGATTATGATGAAAAAGAAAATGATAGCATATCGTAAATATTAATTAACAATAATAATTAGATTTATAATTTATATTTTATTTTTTAACATTTTCTTATATACTTTTTGAAAAAAACTTTTTGAAAACATATCAGGTGATTGTACAAATATAAAAATAATTATAAGTACTGCCAAACTAATTGTTATTGAATTTAAAATTGCCAATATGAACATTATCTCTCTATATACAGATTCTGAGCATTCACATTTAGTTTTTTTTAATTCACTTACATACTGAATTGTATAAATTACATTCGTAATAGTTGCTATAATCCAAGGAACATAAATTAACAATAAAAATTTTATATATATTTTATAACCCTTGAACAAAAAATTACTTATAGATAATAAAAGGGATAATGAAGTAAACCCTAATATGTATTTGCGTTTAAAATTTAATGCGCAATCACATTTAATTGTTTCTAATCGTTTTAAATAATATATGATTAAAATTGCTAAAAAAATACTAATTGAAAGCATTAAATTTGAAAGTATTTTCGCCATTATATAATTAGAGTATATTATTTTTTGTTATATATGTATTGTGTGTTAAATATATGGGTTTATTGAGATTTTTTATATAAACTCCTTCCATACGGTGTAACTCATTTTTAAGTAAGCATTGTTTATAATTAATAGTTAATTCTCCAATATATTTTTTTCCGTTTGAATCATATACAATGACACCATATGGGGGAACTTTCATAATTATAGTGTATTTATTTCGTTTGTAATAAAAGGATTGGCCACTTTGTATTGTAAATGTATTACAACTATTAATATGGTGATAATTATTAAACATATTTCGTATTGCTTTATTCATTATAGAATTCGTTAAAAGTAGTTCATATTCGGTTTGTGTCATTTTTTTACAAGTTCTCCAGTCTGGGCGAGTTATTGAACGCGAAAATTCACGAATAATACGAAGTACCTTTTCTGGAAACATTTAAATATTATATATTAATAATCAATTAAATCAATTTTATATTAACATAAATTGTTATATTCTTTATAAGGTTGTATAATAAGAATATTTATTATAAAATATAATAAAAAAATATTTGAAAGCCAACACCACATTGAACCAAACGTATTATATTTAAAATATTGTACGAATGATATAACTAAAGACACTATAACAAATAAAAATAATACAAAATTATTAGTAAATAATGTTGGAATTATATAAAATAAAAGAAGAATAAATAAAAATATATTTTGATACCCTTTATAATTCATCCATTCCCAAGATAAATGACCATTTATACCTACTGTTGTACGAAAACTATTTTTATGGTACAGTGATGTATTTATATAAAGTAATATTACAAATAAACTGTACAATGCTAACATAATATGTTTAATGTCATATCGTTGTATCATTAATATAATTGTAAATGGTTGTAACAATATTATAATACACGCTAACCGTGATAATAATTTATTCATTTTATCATTTTTTAAATTTTTCCATAAAAAGAATTCTATTAGCTGAATTAAAACAACTTCAAAAAACAATAAATACATTAATGGGTTATCAAATGTTTTAGTTTTATACTTTGAATAAGTATTTGTCAAATAAATAAATAATAATGTTAAAACAGAAAAAATAAATGTATTTATGGATATATCCGGATTCCAACACATTAATATATGTTATATTAATTTTCTATCATCGCTTTATTGTTATACATCATTAATTTGATTTCATCTTTTATCATATTTATTGTTTCATCGTGCTCTTTATTATTTAAATATTTTACAAATTTTTCTTTCAATTCTGGGTAACATTCTTCTTCCAACCACTGCTCTAAAAGCATTTCCTTTTCTGCATATAAACTTTCTAATTCTGTTTTTTTATCTCTCGCTGTCCAGTTCTGACCATCATAAATCATTATATACTTATTTTTAAGATTAGATATGTATATATTCATATTCTCAGGTTTTTCTGGATTAAAATGAACCTTTTCTATTAAATATTTAATACAGAAGTTTACTTTCTTTAAAGAAGAAACATAATCATTTTTTGTTAAATGAGAGACATCTGTATCTTTATAAGCCAACAATTGTATATTATTATTTTGAATAAAGTTACTATTTACAAAATTATTTTGAATCTGTAACTTACCCATTAATCTATCAATTTGTTTTGACAAAGTTTCTATTTGTTCATCCTTTTTCTCGAGCTGTAAATTCATTAAACGTACTAATTCATTCAAATCCTCATCCTTATTTTTGGAGCAACTATACTTTATATGACGGTACATACTTTGCATATGTTTGAAAGATTTGTTACAGTATTTGCAGTTAAACTCACTGTTGAATTTGGGTTGAGTTTTTGTTGAGTCGATGCTGAGTTTTTGTTGAATTTGGGTTGAGTTTTTGTCATTTTTTAGGTGCTTACTGGTTTGTAAATGTCTATTGTAGTGCGACACGATGTGTGTATTGAAGTTACAAAAAGTACATTCATACAAAACCATTATATATAGTATAAATATATACTTTTATACTTTATTTTTTAAAAAAGGTATATTTATTATATGTTATGGTACAAAAAAAAGTATACCTTTTTATACTTTTGGCTGCATAAAAAGTATATATGTTGAATAAAAAAAAAGTATAGAGGGGGGGAGCACACTACTTTTTTTCAAAAGTCAAAAAGTAAAAAATAAAAAACCAAAAGTTTTTATTTTTAAAAATAAAGAAATGAAAAAATATTTTTTTTCAAAAATATAAAATTGAATTAAAAAAATATAATAATAATAATCACAAAATGGCTCAAATTTACAATATGGATTGCGAACAAGTTTTTCAGAATGCCCTTGCAAAATACTCGAAGAAACCATCGGATATTATAAAAATAAATGAATTAAAGAAAGTTCTAGATGATTTGCTTAAAGGAAAATTGGAATTATCATTTTATGGAAATATATTGATTACAAGCGACCCTGGTGAAGAATTTGATGATATCGCAATGCTACGTTATATCGTCTTTACAATTAAAGCAAATGTGATTGTTGTACTGTCTGGTGGCTCATATACTCCTGAAGAAAGACTTGAATACGTTAAAGATGTGTTACCTTGTTTCCAAGGAGTCCAATTTAATACTCAATACAACACTCGTAATGGTAAATTTATGTTTGTACCAGATAATTCAATCATTCAAACGGGTCTAGATTTGGTTGTGAATTGCGGACCTTGTTCTACAGATACACTCAACTCAATTGTGGACTGTATGAACCCGTGTTCAAAGTTTGTCTCAGTTGGAGCCAATGATGATTGTAGTCTTGGACCAGGAATTAATCAAAAACAAACAAATACACCTGGTAAATTAATAAATATACCAGATGTATGGAATAACGCGATTCAAAATATGAGGACAAAATACAAGGATGAAGGAGCGATTACACTTAAAAATTTGTCAGTTGATATTTCAAGGTTTGTATTGTTTCCAAATCCTAAAAAGGTAGGACTGACTGAATTGTGTCAACCTAAAGTATATAAGTGTATGAAAGAAGCAATAGCTATGTTTACAGTATCAAGACCTCCAGTTGAATATGGGTTGCGAGTAAATACAGGGAATAGTATAGTTGTTGCTCAGGTTTATACTAATTATAAAAAAGATGAAACATATGTATATGGTTTAAGTGTGCTTAAACAATATATGGATTTGGCTATAAGTAAAAATTTGTCAATAGAACATTATGAATCAGCAGCGATTCCTATAATGGCTGCGTGTAATATGGGTGGTGTATATATTCCTGGTAAATTCGGTTATTTGCCAACAGATAAATTAGCAAAAGAAACAATTGGATGTCTTACTCCAGAATCAGCAAAGACATTTCTAGATAATATTGAAGAACTTGATGAGTTTACACCAGCATATGATGTATTAGCTTGTTTAATTGGAATTCTCAACCTGTAAATCTTTATCAATATGAATTTGTACAAATTTTAATGCTTCATCAATATTACTTACTACACTCAATGGTTTTTTTGTTTTGTATAATAGATTAATTATATCAAATATATGTTTTATTATATTTCCTTGAGCTATTGCGGCACTTGCATATAACCGTTCTTCAAGTAATTTAGCATTTTGTACCATTGTTTGAGTAAATTCTTTAATACAATCAAGTGATAATAATCCTACTTCCCTGACATCAAACACAAAAAAAAAAGGAGTATCTACTTTTTTCAATTGTTCCATTAAATTTTTTGTTTCTTCCATTGCAAAAGTCCATTGTAATGTTGTAGGAACACTATGTTTCACTATAAAATCGATTCGTAATATTTTATCATTAAAACGCGAACATTGTATATCAGCGAATTTATCAATTTCCATTAATATTTATGTTGTGTATATTTAAATCTTTTTATTAAAGAATAAGTTATTCATATTCAATGTTTCTAAATTACTATTTTTTATAAATAACGTGTTTATGGATTCAGCATTTTTAAAACGAAATGTAAATGTTTTGTTCTTTTCTTTACGACCAACACGACCAATCGCTTGAATAATCTTTTCTTGTTTTACATTTAGTTCTTCGCTTAAATATGCGTGACAAAACTGATAATTTGTACCATATATATAATCTTCACTTGCGATAATAATAATGAGTTGTTTTGTATCAGCCAATTCTTTCATAATATCATTATATTCATTCATAGATTCGTGCGGATTAAACACACCGACTCCAATCAACAACAAAATCTTATATTTTGTATCAACCGTCAATTTCATTATTTTACGAACATAAGATTCGTCGACTACGCTTGTAAATGAATTGGACGCATCATATTTTTTACTAGTCCAATGTGTAAAATGTTCACGAGTATTAGGAATATACACATTGTTTAGTTGAACACGTTTCAATGAGCGTTCAATTGTTTCAATATCTTTAATTAATTGTTTTGTTTCTGTATCAAATCGTTGGTCTTTTAATTTATTTTCGTGTCCTTCGTCCTTTACAGTTTTATCTTCAACCAATTTCCTTTTCTTCATAATTACAGTATTTAATGAATTATTATAATCAATAATCTTTTCAAGCTCATCGTGTAAAGAATGATGGATACCGCTATTTTGTACATAATAATCAACCCATTTTTCAATATCTTTACATAAGAATATAGTCGGTCCATAAGTTAAAGTATAGCTGTGTTTCGTCATAATATCAATTCCAACATCATACAATTTCATACTTCTATAAATATTATAAGATTCCATAATGAAAGCATAATCCATTGGTTTGATTTTTTGAAGAATAACATAATAATATTGTCTAATCGAATAAGATGTTATTGAGTCAATCGTTTTAAAATATTCTGAAATCATTGGTTCATTATTAAATACATTTTTACATACATATAATATAAATATCGCGCACTCAGTAACACTAAGAAATTTAAAATGACTTTTTCCGTAAAACGAAATAAATTCAATGATTTCTGAATGAGTTTTGAATATATTATGAGGCATAATCACTTTTCCTTCGAGGTCTAACAATTTAATATTTGTATATTCATCCATTGTTTCGATATAATGTACTTTGGCGTTTGTATATGAACTCTTGAATTGGTCTATCATTTGTGTCATATCTACTTCATTCGGCAAAGTAGCGGATGAAAGAATAATATGCCGAAGAGTATTCACTTTCCATATATTTGAAATATTATCGTGTAAATCGTGCTTTTCATAATCCATAGTAATAGTGGGCTCATCAAAGAATAATACGATGGAGTCATTATCGAAGAATGATGTCATATAAACCATTGCGATTTCATAGGATTGTATGTCGCAAATCATAAGGTCGACTTTCACACCGTCGGAATGGTCGGGTTTTTTGGGATGTTTATCTTTAATATAAGAATTTACCGATGAGAAATGTAGCCGAACATCCGCAGTGGTTTCACAACCAAACGCAAACGCAGTACGAATCCCAGCATTTACTGCGTTTTTACCAAGACCTACACTAATGTGTCGCGACGCACACATAAATATAACTTTGAATTTTTTACAAATACCCAAAGGAGTAAATGTTTTTCCCGAACTCGTCGGAGCTCTATAAAATATAAGAGTTGATTCTGTTTTTTCTACATTTTTTAAAACATCAAATATAGTTTTTTGATGTTCAAAAAGTTCAATTGGTTTGTAATCAAATATCGAATTAGATTCAATAAAGGTTTCCGTGTTTTCAATAAACCACAACATATTCATAGAGCTAGTATATTTATCTATAAATTGTTTAATAAACATTACGAAATATATGTTTAAAATGGACTTGTAAGTATTATACAGATAACATATATTATAGAAATAGAATTCTTTTTTCTTTTTCGAAGAAGCCAACTCTTTAAAGAATTGTTGTATAATACTTAGCATTGTGTATTCAATATTATCTGTTAGTTTTTTCTTTTGATTTTCCAAACGGATTTGGTCTGCTCCATTCAATTTCTTTTTAGGAATAACCAACGCGATTTGTACAAACCCATATGTTTTTATAATAGTATCTACCATATCTTTTAAAAGCACAATATAAATGTAGTAATCTTTGAATTCGTGCTCTAGATGGACAATACTATTGATTACACTAAAATTATAAGACTTAGTATGAACATCATCCATACCGTGTTTAATTAATTTAATAATATTCTTTTCTTTATCGTCAACCTGTTTCTCGATACTTTCCCATTCGATGCGACGAAGTTTCTGTTGTTGAAATTCCATTGTTATTGTTTTGTTATATTATTTTTATTATAATTTTGTTTTCAATTTTATTTATATTTTAAAATATCATTGGTTTCACCATCTGTTGGGAAATTAATACTACCATATACTTCTTTTAATAATAGCCATTCAAATAATCCCCCAAAATAAATATGAACGTTTGTAAAACCAAGTTTCTTTAATTGAGTATATTTTTTAATAATACTAATGTCTTTATGATTCATACCATATACCACAATTTCTTTTTTTTTATTTTTATGTAATAACTCATTAATAATTTCATTTTCTTTTTTGGCATTAATTGTATATTTTATTAAACAATCTTGATTATTATCAAGCAAAGTATTTATTAAAATAAAATCGTGTTTGTTTGTAATGTTATGTTGGATTATATCAAAATTATAGGATGAACAAGTAGAATATATATTCCCCATTTATATTTATTATAAATAAGTTTTTAACCAAATTTAACTACAATATCAAATTTCTCTTTTTTTAAAGACTTTGATGTAAATTTGGATAGTTCTTCTCTCCTTTTACGTATTTTACCTAATGAATCATTATGTTTTTTCGTTTTTGAAATACTATTGTTATTGTTCATATCGGTTTCAATGTCTTCATAATTATTTTCAATATACTGAATTACTTTATTTTCGATTGCCCATTTAAAGAAATTCAATTGACCAATTGTAGTTTCTATACTAAATTCTTTATCTCCAAAAGGGACTTTGATTCGGTCCCATCTACAAAATGGGTCAAAACGCCTTTTAGAATATGCTTTGAGTTTTAATTTATAATCATTGTATACTCTAAAACGAGGTATAAGGGCCGTTTCATAAATAGTAAAGAATTTTTTGGCATAGTTTGTAGAAAACCAATCTACAATACGAAGCGAAATTTTGGATTCACCATTTATAATGCGAAGCATTTTATTAAGATTATCGTCAATATTATAAAATAACATTAGTTTATTTAATAATAAATCATTTTGACTCTCGCATTTCATTACTACTTAATTCAAAACTTTTTTAAATTAAAATTTATTATTATAATTTATATTATAATTTATAATGTTGATTACAATAAAAGATAAACATATGAAATAAATCCTATATAAAACATACATAATATATGGTCGTGTAGTACTTGAGGCATTATAATACCGTGTCATAAAACATTTAAATTGTTTATATTTATTACAATAATAAAACCTAACACAAATAAATAAAAAACGGTGTAACTACCACAACAAATTAATAAGAATTTCTTTTTGGTCATTTATTAACGTACAATGTTACATTTAAATTGTTTACCGGTTTTAAAATACTCGTGATTGTCAGTACGTCTTTGTAAGTTACATTTCAAACAAGATATACAAGTATTTGTATCATAATGTCCAATATTATTATTTAGTCTCTCCAAGGTCCATTGTAATGCTTCTCTTTTTTTATTATAAAGAATCAACATATCATTCGCACAGTAATAACATTTTAATTTCGAATCATACAATTTATGAATAGTTTGGTCATATGTTATATGTTGTTCTTTATCATATTTGTTATGTATCTTGTCTTGATTTTTATAAGCACTTAATTTTTTTCTTATTTCTAATTCAAAATCTTTATTTATTCCTTTTTCATATAAAAGTGTTATGATATCGTATTGATTTATGTTTGTTTCGTATTTCTTTTTTTTTATAGTTGTGTCTGAAAAATCGATATGTTTCATTATACATATTATAATATAAAAAGGTTAAACATACATTATATTATATATTAATGTCAAATGAATGTAAAGAATTTAACAATCTAAAATATCGAACGATGATATCGACCGGTACAAACATCGAGACAAATGTAGGTACTACAGAAGAAACGCTGAATAATTTTTTAAATATGGATATTGAAAATAATAAAAAAGGTGTATGGTCTAAATTGAGTAAAACTGAAAAAATTAAAAAGATTAAGAAATATGTAAATGAAAAATTGAAAGTAGAATACAATTTATCGGATGATGAAAAAAATATAGCGATTCGTTTTTTTTCATTATTAATTGAGCGTAAAAAGTTGAGTAAAAATAATGAGCTAAACTATAATCAAGAAGATGGATTTATTGAGTGTGTCGGAGGATTGGCTTTTAATCCTGAAACAAGAAAATTTAATATTGTTACGGAAGTAACTCATAAAAAGACTAAAAAGAATTCGACTACTACTAACGCAAGTATAAGTACGAATACAAGTCCTAATACTAATTCCAATACAATTTAAATATAAAAATTATATTATTATAACATAATGGAGCCGAATCTTAATCTCAATCTTGTATATGAATATTTAAAATTAAATCTTTGTCTTATTATAAATGCTCATCCTGAATGGGTTGTACTGATAAATTATGAAGACTTAATTTATAATTTAATTAAAGAAAATTGCCTCAATATAGATAAAGATTTGGATGAATTAAAATTAAAATCTTTAATAACTTCTACCTTGACCGAAATGAATTTGGAACGTTGTGGTCCAAGTTATAATTACTCTGATAGTAATGTATCCGAACAACATATACAAATATTAAAATCGTTACCCCAACCCGCTCAAAAAACAAGTGAATGGTACAAGTTTCGTCACGAACATATTACCGCAAGTAATGCGTGGAAAGCATTTGGAACCCAAAGTAGTAAAAACCAATTAATATATGAAAAATGTAAACCAATTGAGGTGAAAGAATCTAAAAACAATGGGGCTTTATCAGAAAATCCTTTGACTTGGGGACACAAATTTGAACCATTAACACGAATGATATATGAAGATATAAACCAAACTCAAATTGAAGATTTTGGTTGTATAGAACATCCAACTTATACATTTTTGGCTGCATCTCCCGATGGAATAGTAACTGGACCAAACAATTTTGGTAGAATGATTGAAATTAAAAATGTAGTATCGAGAGAAATTAATGGTGTACCCAAGACAGATTATTATATTCAAACTCTACTTCAAATGGAAGTATGTAATTTAAATGAGTGCGATTTCGTAGAAACAAAATTTGTAGAATATCCTTCTTATTTAGATTTTATTCAAAATGATAATAAAAGAAAAGGTATCATTGCTGTATTTGTTGTAAATGCTGAATACCGATATGTTTATATGCCATTTACAATTAAAACAGAAGCAGATACTAATAATTGGATGGACAGTGTTATGGATTATGAAGGAGAATGGATTAAAAATATTTATTGGTATTTAGACACATATTCTTGTATTTTAATTAAACGTAAAAGTGACTGGTTTAACTATGCTATCCCCATATTACAAGATATTTGGAATACTATATGTATTGAACGACAAGGTGATTATTCATTAAGAGCCCCGAAAAAAAGAAATAATAAAATACATATAAACATTAATGACAATATTAATTAATGACAGATGAAACTGTAAATATGTATGTGACTAAACGTAATGGACAAGTAGAAGAATTATCCTATAATAAAATAATTCATCGTTTAAAACAACTTATGCCAGAATCAACCATACAATATAGTAATCTTGTTATCAAAATTATGGACCAATTATATAATAATATCCAAACTTATAAAATTGACGAATTAATGTCGGAATTATGCGCATCACTTGGTTCAACTCATCCGGATTATTCTAAGTTATCTAGTCTTATATGTATATCTAATCATCAAAAAGAGGTGTCTAGTTCATTATCAACTTATATTAAATCAGTTCCTCCTAATTATCTCTCTACTGTGTATACAAATACTGTTTTAAAGTATGAAGCATTCTTTGATAATATTATTGATTACAGCCGAGATTATTTAATTGATTATTTTGGGTTTAAAACTCTTGAACGAGCCTATTTAATTAAAAATGACAATAAAGTGGTTGAGAGAATCCAACATTTATGGCTTAGGGTAGCTATACAAATACACGGTGAAGATTTAAACAAAGTAAAGGAGACTTATGATTGTTTAAGTAAAAAAGAATTTATTCACGCCACACCCACATTGTATAATTCAGGTACGCTAAGGCCCCAACTGAGCTCTTGTTTTTTATTGGCAATGGAAGATGACAGTATAGAAGGTATTTTTAATACAGTAAAGGATTGTGCGAATATTTCTAAATGGGCAGGCGGTATAGGACTTCATATTCATAATGTAAGGGCAGAAGGTACACATATTAAGGGGACAAATGGAACTTCAAATGGAATCGTCCCGATGTTACGTGTGTTTAATAATACTGCGCGATATGTTGACCAAGGAGGTGGTAAACGCAATGGAAGTTTTGCTATGTATTTAGAGCCGTGGCACGCAGACATAGAGCAGTTTTTAGATTTGAGAAAAAATCACGGAGAAGAAGAAATGAGGGCGAGAGACTTGTTCTATGCCTTATGGATTCCCGATTTATTTATGAAAAAAGTAGAACATAATGAAGATTGGTATTTAATGTGCCCTCATATATCAAAAGGTCTCGCGGACGTATACGGTGAAGAATTTGAAACATTATACAACTCATATGTATCAAAAGAAATGTACATTAAAAAAATAAGCGCGAGGGAGTTATGGTTCAAAATTCTAGACAGTCAAATGGAAACCGGCACACCTTATATGTTGTATAAAGATGCGTGTAATATGAAAAGCAATCAAAAAAATTTAGGTACTATTAAATCATCTAATTTATGTTGTGAAATTATTGAATATAGTGACCCACGCGAAAGCGCAGTATGTAATTTAGCGAGTATATCACTTGCGTCTATGGTTGAAAATGGAGTTTTCGATTATGAAAAATTACATAAAATCACTAAACATTTAACTGAAAATTTAAATAAATTAATAGATGTAAATTATTATCCTACTGAAAAAACTAAAAATAGTAATAGTTCGCATAGACCAATTGGTATTGGTGTACAAGGATTAGCAGACGCATTCGCATTAATGAATATTGCGTTTGAAAGTAATGAAGCAATAGAAGCGAATAAATTGATATTTGAAACGATTTATCACGCATCCATTGAAAAGAGTATGGAATTGTCTAAACAACACGGGTATTATAAATCATTTTTTGGTTCACCTATTTCTAAAGGTATTTTTCAATTTGATTTATGGAATGTTACACCATCGAATCGATATGATTGGGAAACACTAAGAAGTGAAATCAAGTTCTATGGTATTAGAAACTCATTATGTGTGGCACCTATGCCAACCGCATCAACAAGTCAAATATTATCTAATAATGAATGTTTTGAACCATTTACAAGTAATATATATACTAGACGAACATTAGCAGGTGAATTTGTAGTAATAAATAAACATTTAATGAAAGAATTGATAGACTTGAATATATGGAGCGTTAAAATTAAAGATAAAATTATTGAACATAAAGGGTCTATACAACATATTGATGAAATACCATTGAATATTAAAAAGAAATATAAAATAGTATGGGAAATACCAATGAAACATATAATTAATATGGCGAGAGATAGAGGCGCATTTATTTGTCAAAGTCAATCTATGAATTTATGGATTGAAGAACCCAATTATAAAATATTGACTAGTATGCATTTGTATTCTTGGAAATGCGGATTAAAAACCGGAATGTATTATCTTAGAAGAAAAGCAAAACATCAAGCTCAACAATTTACAATTATTCCAGAAAAAGAAGATTGTTTAACTTGTAGCGCTTAACGTCTAGCGTCTCCTGCCTTTAGAAGGTGCTATAAACACATTATAAATAGTGTATAAAATAACAAAAACAATTATAAACACAATAAGAAAATTAAAAACTTTCATAAAACTACAATAAAACGAAGTATCTGACGCAGGGCATTGTATAGTAGTACCGAACATTCCAAAAATCCCTGAACCCATAATTCCTCCATTGTTTCCAGTATTTCCACTTCTTCTTGCCATTTATATAAATAGACAATACTTTTTTTCTTATTTAAATATAATGAAATTTGTACAAAAAACAAAAATAATAATACTTCTATTGATATTTGTAACATTATTATTTGCTTTATTAGGAAGTTTGAATTTATATTCATTTAACGAAAATTTTACGGATATATCAGAATGTACAGGTCGTGTTGTACCCGCGTGTAGTACTGATTTAGATGATGTAGACCTTTCGGATGAATTACAATATTATGCTTTAAAAACTGAATTAGTCCCTCCGATTTGCCCCAACTGTCCATATTATGAAGACATTAGTTTTGGTCGTTATCATAATTCACCGGATGATGATGTATCTAGTGGGACTCTTAAAATAAAGGGTAATAATAATAATAATACAAATAGCACAGATGTAAATATTGGAAATAAAACATCTGTAGACCAAAGTACAAATGTAAATAGTACAACAGATTTTAATAATAATCAAGAGGATAATTCAAGTATAAGTCAGGATAACTCGATTAGTGAAAAAAATAATACGAATACAGAACAAAATGTTACACAAGATAATAGACAAGATAATTCAGTAAAAGAAGACAATTCAGTAAAACAATCTGCGGATAGTAAATGGAATAACTTATTTGGAAATAACAGTATTAGTTTTGGTGGTGGTGGTAAAAATAATTCAACCATACAAACAACTGGAAATAATAGTCAATCTAGTATGGGTGGTTCTAATTCCGGAACAGGTCAAGGAACAGGACCTGTCCCTGTAAATTCAGCATCATCTAATCCTTTTATGCTTCAACAAGGAACATATTTACAAGGTCCTGATATAGAAACAACAAATATGATTAATAGTTTAAAACAAAAAGTAGATATGTTAATGAAAGAAAAACCATCTACCATTACAGAAACACAATTTGGGAATTATCCATCTTCATTTGCCTGTAGTCAACCCCCAAATTATAGGTCATCTGGTAATATCCCCCTCCCTATATTAAATGATTTTAGCAGTTTTTAATCTTAATCTCTTCTTTTTACAACTTGAATCCATTTGAAATGTATTACATTTTTTTGTTTGAGGAACTATTTTTATAATACATTTTGATTTTTTACCATATAAAGATTCAGTACAGCCTTTTTCTTTAATTTTAACAAGTTCTTTAAGATTACATCTTGCACGAAAATGTTCATATCGTTCTCTCACCATATCATAAGTCAACCCAGATTTTTTCTTAAGCATTTTATTAATATGTTCGTGTAAATTATAAACGAATTTAGAAAATGTTTCCCTATTTTTCATTTGAGCCATTTTTAACGGGACCGCTTTTAAGTTTTTTTTAAAATTCATTCGACAATATTTACAAGGTAATACGTACTCTAATTGAAGTATAAAATTCATATAATTGTGCTTATCTTCATCGGTTGGTTGATTTGGATAATTAAAACTTATAGTATGTAATGAATGCCATAAACTTGGACCCCACACAGTAGTTAACATTCCATCCCCACTTTTATAATCATTATCAGTATATAATTTCATATTATTTAAAGAGAAAATATTTTTTAGTAATATTATATACTCAACTTTTTTATTTGTATTAATTTAGAATTTATTTCATTAACTATATTAACAGAATGTTGTTTTTTATTAAATTTTATATTTAGTAAATGAACATAATAATTTTTTATATTTACGTAATTATTTTTATCAATAATTACGTATGTATTTTTATTAAATTCTTTAATAATCATTATATTATAAATATTAAATGTGTTTATTTTATTTTATTATTAATATCAATACTATTTAATGAATTGGAAACTTACATTATTGTTATTAATTGTATTCGCAGGTATTTCTTATTATATTTATAAATCTAAACAATTAGACCCTAATAGATTCATTCCGAATGATGAATTTAAATCAATTGAACAAGTTAAAGAAGTTGAACTAATGTTATTTTCGGTTGACTGGTGTCCTCATTGTTTTACTACAAGAAAAGTATGGGATTCTTTTAAATCATCATATAAGCCAGAAGGATACATAGTAACATATGTAGAAATTGATTGTGATAAATATACAAATACAGCTGACAGTTATAATATTTCTGAATACCCAACAATTATTTTAGTAAAAAATGATATAAAATATATTTATGATGCGGAAATAAGCAGTGATTCTTTAGAATTATTTATTAATACAGTTATGAAACAAAAATAAGGTAATGTTATAATATTTTTTTCTTTATCATATTAATGGATGATACACATATAAACATTGATGAATTATATGAACATAAAAAAAAGAACGATTTAAATAGGTTAGATATTTATAACAAATTATTAATAAAAATTCATAGTAAAATCAAAGTGGCGTCTAGATTAAGAAATTCTGATAATTTTTGCTCTTATATTATGCCAGAAGTATTAATTGGATATCCGAATTATAATCTAAGTGATTGTTTAGTATTTATTGTAGGTCGTCTTCAAAATGATGGATTTTTAACTAGATATATTCATCCAAATTTATTGTTTATAAGTTGGAATCATTGGATACCAAGTTATGTACGCGATGAATACAAAAAAAAAACAGGAATAGCTATAAATTGTTATGGAGAACCTATACACAAAGAAAAAAATGTTGTGAAATTTGATACTAAAGAAAGTAAAACTATGAATATAAAATCACAAAGTAAATTCGTGTATGACGATGAGTTATTTAGTAGTATTAAAGAAAAATTATAAATTATTGTGATGGTTGTAATTGATTAAATTTACGAATCAATGGAGGTATATTTTTTTGAGGACTTGAATTATTTTTAATATTTTTTGGAGGTCCTATTTCAATTGGTATCATATTTGTTGTTTCTTCTGATAATTTGTTAGTTTGTATAGGCGCAGGAGTTACAGAAGGACTAGGATTTATAGAAGGACTAGGAACAGGAGCTACAGGAGGTGTGTCATTACCTAATAATTTCGATATAATACTTTTCTCAGGTTGTTCAGTTGTTTTTGGTTGCTCAGAACTAAAGATTGATGATAAAAAATTTTTAGAAGGTGTCTCGAGTGATGCTGGTGGTGTAGATGCTGGTGGTGTAGATGCTGGTGGTGTAGATGCTGGTGGTGTAGTTTCTGGTGGTGTAGATGCTGGTGTTGTAGATTCTGGTAAAGTAGTTTCTGGTGGTGTAGATGCTGGTGGTGTAGATTCTGGTGGTGTAGTTTCTGGTTGACTAGATTTCATTGATTCATCCATTTTTATTAATTCATCAAGTTCTTTTGATTCATCCGTTTCGTTTGTTTCATCAGGTTCGGTTGTTTCTGATACAGTTGGTGCCGGAATAGTTGGTGTTGATACAGTTGGTGCTGGAATAGTTGGTGCTGGAATAGTTGGTGCTGGAATAGTTGGTGCTGGAATAGTTGGTGCTGGAATAGTTGGTGTTGATACAGTTGGTGTTGATACAGTTGGTGCTGGACTAATTGTTTCTGGAATAGTTGGTGCTGATATAGTTGGTGCTGGAGGTGTTTCAGAACTTAACAATTTGGATATAAAACTTTGTTGGGGCGCTTCATTTGGTTTAGATTTTTCAGAACTAAATATTGATGATAAAAAGTTTTGTGTAGGTGGTGGAGCTGTAGGTGGTGGAGCTGTAGCAGGTGGTGATATTACAGGTGGTGATATTACAGGAGGGCCACTACTAAGAGGGGCTGTAGTAAACGTTGATGTAGTAGGTTGTAAAGGTACATTAGCTTGTTGTATAAGAGAAGAATTTGGTTTTGTTTGTGGATTAAGTGAATCTGTTGGAGCACTTGTAATTGTACTAGATAAAAATGAATTTTCACTAGGTAATGGTGGGGGCGGTATCGCGTCACTTGTCATCGCGTCACTTGTCATCGCGTCACTTGTCATTGCGTCACTTGTCATTGCGTCACTTGTCATTGCGTCACTTGTCATCGCGTCACTTGTCACCGAAGGAGTAAAATTTTCTGGAATAATAGAAGATTGTATAGGAAGCGGTGGTATAGAAGGTTGTGTCATCATATATGATGGTTCTGGGGTATGTTCTGTATTTTCGGGTAAAGGTTCTTTAATATTATCTATATAATTCATTCTTTCTATATTCATATTTTTAGATTGTTCATCATAAATTTTTTCAAATATAATAAGTGCTTGAATAAAGTATTTTTCACAAGTAGTGTACAAATTTAAAATGATGTCTCTAGTTTCTGCTTCAATAAATAATACGTGGTCAAGAGTTAATTCCGGATTAATGCTATATTGAGTTTCGTTATCTTTTATTTTAACAACAAATAATTCTTTTAATAAAGATATTAATTTATTTCTATAATTTTTTGTATAATTTTCAATTAAATTAATTTTTTGTATATATTCTTTAATTAATTCATTACTCTTTAAAATTAAAATATCTTGAGAAAATCGAGAATCATTACAACTGCTAAGTGTAGTCATATCGAGCAGTTCTATATCGTGAAATGATTTAATAGAAGAAGGTTTATCTTTTTTTCCAGTAAATATTTGATAAAACAAAGTCAAATCTTTATGATATTTTTGCTTCATTTTTTTACTTCTTTTATTCCACGTTTTTGTTTCATAATCAAATATATCATAATACAACAAATCTAATTCTTTAATACCAACTTCATCGGTTAATACGTTTGTAGTAGACATAGAGCATAATTTTTCACCTGGATTTATTTTAACATATTCACCATCTACGTTATCATCTAATTTATTTTTTAAAATAGATAATCTTTTTCTACAAAGATTCATAGGGTTTGATAATTGTATTAGTACAGGCCTTACATTTTTAGGTATATTTTTATAAGCATCAATATCTTTTAAATAAAATGATTTTTTAGCACCACTCTCATCTTCATATGAATATTGAGGGTCAATTGTTGTAGCAATCGCACTATATATCATAATAATTTTAATGTAAAACTTAGATATATTAAAAATAACTTTATCCTTTAATTTATTACTTGCAGGTATGATATCAATAGAATCAATAATCTTTTTTTTACCTATTATTCGTTGGTCTAAAAACCCCAGTTCTAAATTATTTAATTTTTTTTCTATAACACTACTAGTAAGTATTATTAAGTTATCATAATATTCTTTATCCGACAATCGTAATAAATCAATTGTGTTTTGAGTTAATATATAATGTACAGCAATATCATCAATTTGAGAAGCTAAACTCTCCATATTGTTTTGTTCATTTACAGAAGAAGATATAGTATTCCCCATTTATTATATTACAATAAAATAAAATTGAATTCTAATTTAAATTTATAATAGATTTACAGATGTCTACTCAAAAAAATAAAAGTTCTGATAAAACAAAAACGGAGATATGGAGTTTATTTGATAATGTAACAGAAGAAGATAAATTAGAATGTATATATTCTAATGAATTCATAGATAATAAGTGTAAAGAATGCGAAGCACCATTGTTTATTTCCGACGAGGGGTTTTATTGTTGTTCCAATAATAAATGCGCAATTATTTATAAAGATATTTTAGATTTTGGCGCTGAGTGGAGGTACTATGGAGCAGACGATACAAATACAAGTGACCCAACCCGTTGTGGTATGCCAGTAAATCCGTTATTAAAAGAATCTTCATTTGGATGTAAAATCACTTGTAGTAATCGTTCGAGCTATGAAATGAGAAAAATAAAACAATTTACCGATTGGCAAGCAATGCCTTATAATGAAAAATCTAAATATGATGACTTCCAGATTATTACTATTTTAGCAAGTACTGCTGGAATACCTAAAATTATTATAGATGATGCCATAAGATATTATAGTAAAATTTCTACAGCAAAAACATATCGAGGGTTGAATCGAGAAGGATTATTGGCAGCATCTATATATATAGCGTGTAGTAATAATGAAAATCCGAGAACAGCAAAAGAAATAGCATCTATATTTAAATTAGATAATACAAGTGCTACAAGAGGTTGTAAAAATGCTTTAAGTATTTTAAATGATATCGAAATTGATGATGAAGAAAAAACTGAATTACATAATAGTACACCTTCAACATTTATACATAGATATTGTAGTAAATTAGCAATAAATTCAGAATTAACACAACTATGTATGTTTATTGCTTCTATAGTAGAGAGTCAAAAGTTAATTCCTTCAAATACCCCACATTCTATATCTGCTGGAATAGTGTATTTTGTATGTCAAAAGTGTAAGTTAAATATATCAAAACAATCGATAAATATGGTAAGCAAAATTAGTGAGGTTACTATTAATAAATGTTATAAAAAATTAGAATTATATGAAACTAAATTAATACCGAATGCTATCAAAAAAAAATACTCGTAGTATATTTATATGATAAAATACATTTTCATAATTCCATATAGAAATAGGGAGGAACATAAAGAATTTTTCTTAAGATATATGGGATATATATTAGAAGATTATGATAAAAGTGAATATGAAATAGTTTTTGCTCATCAAAACAACAATTTACCATTTAATAGAGGCGCTATGAAAAATATAGGATTTTTATATGCTAAACAAAAATATTCTTATTATAAAGATATAAATTTTATTTTTAATGATGTAGATACAGTACCTTATATAAAAGGGTTGCTTAATTATGATGTTGAACCTAATGTAATAAAACATTATTATGGGTTTACGTTCGCTTTGGGAGGAATATTTTCAATTAAAGGTGGAGATTTTGAAAAAATTGATGGTTTCCCTAATTTGTGGTCTTGGGGATATGAAGATAATGTAGTATATAACAGGGCAATAGCAAATAATATAGTTGTAGATAGGAGTCAATTTTTTAAAATAGGGGACCATAAAATTTTACATATTATAGATGAATTTAGCAAGAATATTGCTTACAAAAATATCGGAATGTACAAAAATAATCAAATGGTTGATGGATTAAAATCATTAACTGTTGTGGACTTTAAATGGAATGAGACAACTAATATGTTAGACGTAAATAATCATAATAGTGTTCATCCAGTTCAAAATAATTCTGAAATTACTAATTCAACTATAAGAAAAAAACCTAATACAATCGGAAATAGGTTATTTAAAAAAAATCCCTTATCACCTTAAAAATATTTTGATTTGTTGTACCAGTTGATATGTCTTTTTTTATAACACCTAAATACTGTTTAATTATTTCTTCGATAGACATACATTTTAATTTTTCAATACACTCTTCTCTCGTATAAGTTGTTTGTCTCATTAATAATGATATAGATTCATTATCAGGCTCAGGCTCAGACTTAGTTACAGGTTCAGATTCAGACTTAGTTACAGGTTCAGGTTCAGACTTAGTTACAGGCTCAGGTTCAGACTTAGTTACAGGTTCAGGCTCATTATTAAAATCGATATTTGGTTCAGTTGTATTCATTTTATAATAATTTAATATATGTTTAAATAATAATGATATTGAATTATTTATGTCCCCCAGCATTATTATATGTTGTATTTTCTTTAATACACGTTGTTATTGAAATTAGTGATAAAAATTATGAACAAGCACTAACCCAAGGTATAATATGTATTATATTTACTTGTTTATTAGAAATATGTTGTTTAGCAAATTTGTCTATTATTGCTTGGATTTTAGTATTTATTCCTGTAATGTTGTATACATATATGACGTTGATTATATTTTTAGTTTTTAAATTAAATCCAAATGCTGTTAATCAATATTTAATAAAAAAATAGTTAAATAAATCGTTAATAATATATAATGGCGATTGTAAATGAATATAAATTATCTAACAAATGGAACTTTTATATTCATTTACAAGATGAAGACGACTGGAGTTTTACTAGTTATCATAACATTCATACAATTGATAATGTAGAACAAGCTGTATTATTAAGTGATGAAATAAATTTTGATTTGATTAAAAAAACTATGATTTTTATTATGAAAAATGATGTTAAACCTATGTGGGAAGACCCTGAAAATAAACAAGGTGGTGGTTTTTCTTTCAAAGTTCATAATAAAAATATTGAATATGTTTGGAAAAAACTATTTTTTATGTTAATCGGAAATACATTATCAAAAGAACACGAATATATTAATGGTATTAGTGTTTCTCCAAAAAAATCATTCTGTATTGTTAAAGTGTGGATGAAAGATTGTAAGCATATTAATCCTATTATTTTAGCAAATATAGAATATATGGATAAAGTAGGTTGTCTTTTTAAAAAACACGTCTCATAATTATAATTTAAAGTTTAGATATTATTGTTAATGAATGTATAGTAATAATATGTGATATTAACAATGAAATAATAAGTTTTACTATAAGGTGGGTTGTTAAATGAATAATTGTGAAGATGATAAATTATATATTTTAACATATAATTTATGGGTAAAGTATATTTAAAAAACACGTGACGTAATTAACAAGACGATGGAAGAGGTGCTAATCCTAATTTAATAATACCAAGTGAAGCAACATTATATTGAATAATAAGAGGCAAATCATTCTCCATATACATTTCAATTTGATTACATAAATTAGTACATTTAATAAAATAACTAAGATTTTTTAGAGAGAACTCTCCTTGAATAACTTTATTATGTTTTTGAATAAATCCCATACCATCCGATTCTGACCGAATAATTTCAGCACTTGCGAATGAACCTTGGCATTTAAATATAAGTTGATTTTTAATCGATTTAATCTCCAATTTATCAGAAATGCCATTAAGGTCGCGAATAATTTTTTGAAAATCATTAGAAGGCAAATTAATAATCGATGAGAACTTTACATCAGGAATGTTCAACTCTTCGTGGTCTGGTTCAATCAATTTTAATTTTTGGATTTTACACTGCTCTTTTGCTTTGTTTTCAAACTTTAAAACTAAATGCTCTACAATGCCATCATTGTAATCTTCATTTTCAATATATATTGATAATGTCTCATCAGTATCAATTGTGTTAATAAGTTTAAATAAATGAAACATATTCACACCAATTATAATTTTTTCTTTTTTACATTCGTAATATTCAAAATTATCATTTTGTAAATGAAGATGTACCAAAATAGTATGAGATTTATCCATATTTATAATACGAATGCCATCTTTTTGAAAAGTAATGTTTGTTTCCAATAAAATATCCTTCAAAGCAGTCATTAAAATTCGAAATGGTGAAATTTGAACTGTTTTAATTAATAAGATATGTTCGTTTGGTTCCATTATAGATTATTTTTCAAAAACCTTTATATAAATATTTACTATATTATAATGTACGATTATATTATAATTGGTGGTGGCATTTCTGGATTATATTGTAGTTTAAATCTAACACAACATAAAGTGTTATTATTAGAAGCAAATAATTATTTAGGAGGAAGAATTTTTACAAATAAATCCCCTCAATATGAAATAGGAGCGGGGCGTTATAGTGACCACCATAAGATATTGGTAAATTTAATAAAACAATTCAAGTTATCTCCTATAAAACTAAGTCATTCACACGATTTTATTTATAATGATACAATAACGAATGATGTAGAAAATTTATTTAAAAAAGTAATAAATCAATTATTATTAAAGCCTAAATTAGATTCATTGAGGGATATAACATTTTATAATTATATACGAAAGTTTTTTACTAAGACAGAATCAGATAAATTAATGTATATTTTTGGATATTATTCAGAATTTAAAGTAATGAACGCGTATGATTCATTGAGTTTATTAAAAAAAATGATGAATGGAGATTATTATGTAGTTAAAGAAGGTTTAAGTGAGTTAATAAAAAGAATGTCAAAGGGATTGAATTATGAATTGAACCATAAAGTAAAACACATTGAACACAATGATGGAATATATAAAGTCGACCAATATTTTACAAAAAATATAATATTTTCAATTCCTGCGAATGATTTAAAACAATTTACTATTTTAAAACCAATACTACCTCTTATAAATTCAGTTAAAGTGAGTAGTTTATTAAGAGTGTATGCTATATATAAAAATAAATGGTTTGCGGATATGCCAAGAACAACTACAAATTCATTCTTACGACATATAATACCTATTAATTCAGATACAGGTTTAATTATGATATCCTATGTAGAAGGTAAAGATACCGACCCATACAGAAATGAAAGTGGTAATTTAAAATCAACCAAAACAATTATGAATAAAATACAAAAAGAATTGAAAATATTGTTTCCTGATAAAGATATTCAAGAACCAGAGTATTTTAAAGTACATTTATGGGAAGTTGGCGACCATTCTTGGTTACCAAAATATAATTCAACTATAATTGCTAAAGAAATTTTAAATCCAATAAAAAACTTGTATATATGTGGAGAGTCATTTTCTCATAATCAAGCTTGGGTTGAAGGTGCGTTAGAAACGGCTACTAAAGTTCTCGATATTCTTGGGCAAGACCACAAGTAGAACAACAAGTTACTGCCATTATATCTTCAGCAATATTCCCATCTATATGATAAACTGCTTTTATATGTTGTCTCACTTTATAATGCATAAATGTTAAACTTGAATAAAATAGTGAAGTACATATTAAAATATACATCTCTGTTTTGCGCGATTGGTTTTTTGATATACATTCATAATTATTATAAACACAAAAACCATTTTTAATAAAACACGAAGAGGGTCTGTCATCTATTAACATATAATAATCTTCACAATTATCAATTGCGTGTATACAATCATTTATTAAATTTTTTGGACAAGTATGTTGAGATATATAATTACTGGTATACCATAATTGTTGAATACAGAGATATATAAATATATAAAAAAATAAATGTACACAATACTGACTTTTAATTTTAGTTTTATTTTTTAATTTAGCATAAATATGACAAGGTACAATACAACTCAAAAAACAAGATTCTGTATCGCAATCATACAAGTTAGTCGACCATTCTTTTTTATTAATTATCTCATAATCCATATAGTATAATTAATATAATATATTTAATACATTTTTTTTATAACAAATATACCATAAATCAAATTCATTTTTACATTTATTATGGTTTGGAATATTTTGTTTCATACATTTTAGAAATAATGTTTCATATTCTTTACAAAACATTATATACATATAATATATAATGAACAAAACATATTTGAAACGTAAACATATGAAAAATAAGAATAAAACTCATAAAATAAAAGGTGGAATGGGAGATTTAATAGCTAAAATAGGGACGAGTTTTTCTTCTTCTAAACCTAATGCGATTAAGCCAAGTACTAATGCGATTAAACCGAGTACTAATGCGATTAAACCGAGTACTAATGTGATTAAACCGAGTACTAATGCGATTAAACCCGCCCTAAATAACTCAAATGCGGCAACTAAAGAAAAACAAAAAAAAATATCAGATGCAACTCAAGTTAAAAATATGGCAAATGAAAAATTGAATAATGCCAAAAAGAATGTTGAAAACATAACAGATGAATTAAATAAATCCAAATTATTAATAGATACAAAAACTGAAGAATTAAAAAAAGCCAAAGAACTTGAAATTACAGCAACAAATGAGTTAAAACAAGCATCTAATACATTAGATAATCTTATTTCACCCAAAAATTTTTTTGGATATTTTAAATTTTAAAATTTAAATTAAAATTCAAGCTCTACATCAAATGCTTCATCTTTACCTGATTTTTCAGCGAGAGAATATTCAGATACACGTGATTCGAAAAAATTTGTTTTTTGTTCTAAACTAATCATTTCCATAAAATCGAACGGATTAGGAGAATTATAAATAGGTTCACATCCAAATTGTATAGATAATCGGTCAGCAACAAATTCAATATATTTATTCATTAAATCAGAATTCATTCCAATTAAACGACACGGTAATGCGTCAGTAATAAATTCTTGTTCAATACTAACCGCATCTTGAATAATCTCTTGAATCTTCTTTTTGTGTATTTTCTTTTCTAATTTGCTATATAAATATACAGCAAATTCGGTATGTAATGCTTCATCTCGAGAGATAAGCTCATTAGAAAATGTTAAACCAGGCATCAATCCTCGTTTCTTTAACCAATATATAGAACAAAACGCACCAGAGAAAAAGATTCCTTCAATGCACGCGAATGCGATTAAACGTGTTGAGAAACTAGACCTTTTATCGTGTATCCATTTTAAAGCCCACTTTGCTTTCTTTTCAATACAAGGGTAATTGTTAATTGCTTGAAACAAACTAGTCTTCTCTTCTGTGTTTTTTATGTAACTATCGATTAGTATACTATATGTTTCAGAGTGTATATTTTCCATTGCGATTTGAAATCCATAAAATGCTCTTGCTTCAGGCAATTGTACTTCGGACATAAATCTTAATGCTAAATTTTCTAATACAATTCCATCACTCGCAGCAAAGAAAGCCAATATTAATTTAATAAAATGTTGTTCATCTTGAGATAATTTTTCCCAATGTGCCATATCTTTTGACGTATCTATCTCTTCTGGTCTCCAAAAACAATCGATTTGTTTTTTATACATTTTCCATATATTTTGGTCAGCTATAGGAAACATTACAAACCGATTGTTATCTTCTTGTAATAAAGGTTCTATTACTGTTTTAGACATCTACGTATAATAGAATAATATATTTATATTTATTAATATAAATAATGAAACAAGAAATATTACTAGAAATAGAAAAACGCAAATGTATCGATGAACTAACAAAATTTAATAAAAAATATGATACCGCAGAACTAAAAAAATTAACTGATTTATATATTTATTTATTGGATAAACAAAAAAATGAACTTAATCCATATATAAAAAAACAGTTAGATGAAGATATAATTATTTTATTAAATTATGTATAATAATTATGAATAATGTTTCTTTTTCCATAGACGTTTAAACAAATTAATTTTATAAGTATGATTGATACAAGTGTCGCGTCCATCAATCTCTATAATTTCTACTAAATTAATTTGTTTTGATTTATTTAAAACTTTATCATAATTTTTTATAATATCGTGTTTTAAATTGTTCTTGTTTATAAGTTTGAATAATGATTTTAAATAAAATACTAGGTCTTCTATCCATTCATTTGAATAAAACTCTTCTAATGAATAACTATAAATTACAACAAACCCATCTATTGGTTGACCACCGTGTACAATATTAAAATATGGTTCGCAAGTTGCTAATTGAAGCATTTTAATAATAAAATAAAACTTATATTCTTATTCAATTTTATTTTATATAACATTTATATAATGAAGTCTAAACAATTATTAAATAATATTAAGTTGTTGTATTTGGTTTTTGTATTGTTTTTAATAAATTTAGGGGTATTTATATATAATAGAGATAACCAAAGCATATTTTTATTTGCTGTTATGGCATTAATTATTTATTTTTTTAATAAAAATATGATAGTTGTATTAATAATGCCAATGATTTTCATCAATGCTTTATTGTTAATAAATCAAATAAATAGCAAAGAGGGGTTTACAGAAAAATTTGATGAAGATTTTGATAATCAATCTGATGATTCAGATGATGATTCAGATGATGATAACACATTAAATGTAAAAGGTGCCGAATACAACAATGATGATAATAAAAAATTAATAGAATCAATAAAACAACTGGTTCCTGCTTCAAATAAAGGAAATGATATTGATATAAATAAATTAAATACAGTACTTAATAAAGTACATAATATTATTCAAGATGTTTAGGTTTAGGTTGAATTTGATATATCTTATTCCTTATGTGTTTTTTTAATATATTTAATAAAATAAAATGACTACCTCCTTTTTGCTCTTTATTTTCTGATTTTCCTTTATGAAAATTAAAAAATTGTATTAATTTATGTCTTACTATATTATCGTGTTTAAATGTAGATATTTTATGAATACATAATAGATATAATAACATAATATTATTATCATCTAAAAGGGTTGGTTCTATATTTAAATTGACTAAATTAATATTAAATATATCTTCTACTTTTACAAATTCTTCTTCTGTACTTAGTAATAAATCATCATTAATTAATTTATCTATATTCTCATAAAAATATAAATAATTGCTCATTTATTATATAAATTATATTAATAATATATATATATTGTATTATGAGTGAATTAATAAATATTTCTAATAAAATATCATCGGCTACAACAAATAGTTATTTGGCTTTTAATTATGATTTTGATATTATATCAAAACCTAAATTTTATAATAGTGATGCTTATAATTCACTTAATCCAATTATAAAACAAGTATTTAAAACACAAATCGTAAATCAACCTATAAATACGGACCCTATACAAAATTTGGACTTTATGACATATATGTTTCCAACTAGTAATAAAATACAATTATGTACTAATAATTTAAAACAATTTAATACATATACTACAAAATACTTACATTTTACGACGTGCTGTCCTATAAAAATTGATGATACGGATATACCATTTTCTATAATTATAGAATGTGAGAGTAATTCAGTTCAACCACTATTAATCGTTATACCTGTTAAAACCGCTTCAAGAGATTCAGCTGATACTAATGCAGACCTTGACTTATTAATAAAATATTCACAAGTAGACCCAGAATCAACATATCCAATACAAAATGATAATATATATGTAAATAATATAATTCCATTAACTGGTACTTTTTTATATTTTAATCAAACTATTAATACTCCATTGAATAATTGTGATATAGTATTATTTAATACAACCGTGAAAACATTATTTTCAATAGATAGTAAAGACAACACAACACCTCAAAAAGAGTTCTCTTCTATTAGTAATAAGGTCACTAGTTTAATCAAACCATCTAATATTACATATGATAAGTTTTCTTCTATATTGTATGTAAGCTCTATAGGACCATCAAACTCTCCTGTTATAACCGAAAATGATATATATATAGATTGTAGTGTTGTGGAAGACTCAACCACCAATAAATCATTAAAAAAAATAAAAAAAAAAAAAAAAAAAAAAATAAAAAAAAAAAAAAAAAAAAAAAAAAAAAATAATAATACTGGATTAATAATAATAATGGTATTTATAATATTTATAAGTAGTTTAACTATTTATTTTTGGATTTATAATCCACAAGATACTAAAATTACTTCACGTCCTCCAGCAGCAAATATACCACCATCAGCTATACCACCCGCGTAACCTCATAATTCAGAACCAACAATAAGTGCTGTAGGTTTAAAAGACACGTTATTATTTTGATTTTGATTTTTAATGGGTGCTCTTTCTAAAATGATTTGTTCTTCAACTTCAAATGTTTTGGTGGGATTCATTTTTTGTAATATCTTGTCTTTATTAACACCACTATAAACAGTGTCGTACTTAATAGTTTTATATAAATATATTAAAAATAATATTCCTACAACAGGATTCAACATATAAAACATAATTATAACTACTAATAAAGACATTGTTAGACCAACTGGTGTATTTAATAATTTAGATATTGGTTCTTCTACTTTTAAATCAAATAATATTAATATTGCTAATAATAATCCAATTATATTTTCTAAAGTCATAAAACTAGAATACTTATTTTTGACAGCCATTATAATATATATATAAAATATAAAAACATAAATTATAATATATAATGTCGTATTTGGGTAAAAAAGGGTATACTATATTCAAAAAAGATTATAGTGAATTACAATTAAATATAATAAGAAATGAATTGAACATAAAACCTCAATCCACACATTCTATGAGCACAATAGAATACCCTATATACAGAGAGTCAGCAACAAAAATGTATATACCTCGTTATTATGGTATTGAAAAATATGGAGAATTTAATAATACTTTATCAAAAGGAAAAGATATCAATTTAAATTTTGTAGGACAATTATATGATTATCAATATAACATTATTGATAAATATATAAAACACGTAGGAGAAAGTGGTGGCGGATTATTGGATGTAGAACCAGGAAAAGGAAAGACTGTGATGGCTCTTAATATTATTAGTAAAATAAAAAAAAAGACATTGGTTGTTGTACATAAATCATTTTTAATGAATCAATGGATTGAACGAATAAATACATTTTTACCTAACGCAAGAATAGGAAGAATACAAGCAGATGTTATTGATGTGAATGATAAAGATATTGTATTAGGTATGATACAAAGTTTATCCAATAAAGAATATGATACTAAAATATGGGATGAATTTGGTTTATGTATATATGATGAATGTCATCATTTAAGTGCTGAAGTATTTTCAAATATTATGATACAAATAGTATGTAATTATAATTTGGGTTTGAGCGGTACAATGACCCGAAAAGATGGCCTTACAAAGGTGTTTAAATATTTTATTGGGCCAGTTATTCATAAAGAATCTACTGATATTACTACAGAAGTATTGGTTAAAAGTATTAAATTTAAATCAGAAGGATTATTTGATGATGTGAAAACAGATTACAAAGGAAACCCTTTATACTCAACTATGATTAATAAATTAAATGGTCCAGTGCGTAATAATTTAATTATTCAAATTTTAAAAAAAGAATTACAAATAAATTCGGACCAACAAATTATGATATTATCGAATACTAAATCTTTAATAGAAGAATTATTTGATAAAATTATTGAATTTGAAACGAGTGTAGGTTATTATGTCGGAGGAATGAAAGAAGAAAAATTAAAAGAAAGTGAGAGTAAAAAAATTATATTAGCAACCTATGCGATGGCATCAGAAGGTCTTGATATTAAAACGTTAACAACACTTGTTATGGCTACTCCTAAATCAGATGTATGTCAGAGTATTGGAAGAATATTAAGAAGCAAACACAAAACCCCTCTTGTTATAGATATTATAGACCCTCATATTGTATTTAAAAATCAATACAAAAAAAGAAATATCTATTATAAAAGTAAGAATTATAAAATAGAATTGTATGATTCTCAAGATTCTTATTTATTAAATAATAAAGACAATGATAAAGAGAAGAATAACAAAGTATCAAAATGTTTAATTAAAATATAATGTATTTGTATATGAACACCCCGCAAAAATCGTTAGTAATTATTTTGTATATTATTATCACACTAATCTTTGTTTACACGTATTATTATTTAGCACAATTAAACACGTGTGAATGTTTTATTAAAAATGAGAAATATTCGGTAAATATTGAATTTATGAAGTTTTTTCAAGTTTTAGAAATATTTTTATTTACATTGTATGTTGGTATGATGGTGTTTTTTAATTCTAAAATTGTAAAGAAAAAAATGAAAACACCATTGCCGTTATTATTGTCCACCATTTCATTAGCATTATTAATAGGTATTAATGGGTATATGTCTTATAATGTGTTTAATTTGTATAATAATATAAAGGAAGACTGCGCTTGTAGCAGTGGGTTTTTCAAATACTTTGTATATTATGAAGGTATTGTAAGCTTTATTAATGTATTAAGATTTGTTGAAATATTTGGACTTATTATATTAGTATTTTTATTTAATATGTTAAAGTGATGAATAATACAACAAAAAATAGTTTTTACTTACTTTTTTTTTATTTTTAAATTCATTACAATATAAGTGATAAATATCATTTACACCTACAATGGTAACATTTTTTAAAAATACATCTATTTCTTTTTTTTTATTCCATAAAGTACAACCTATTTTGTCAACTTTATTATTAATATAATTATTTGGATAATAATATTGAATTAATTCGTGAATCATTTGTTCATCGACAAACTTATCTTTATAAGCTTCTATAAATAATTGTAATATTTCGCTTATTTCAAACTCATATTCTGTATCATCATTAAACATATATTTACACCAAAAATCTCTAAAATCATTTACATAAGGCAAAAACATACTCGATACATCATAATAGTTTCCCTCATAATATTTTATCTTGTCTGAAATATGGTCTTTAAAATCACTATTTTTTTGAAAAATACTCATCATATTGTTATGCTTTATGTAATCTTTCCATATGAATAACATATCTTTTTCATTAATTTTAGAACCTTTTTTGAAATATATATATTCTTTTATGAATGAATCTATAATATCTGTTTTTGATATTTGTTTAATCCATAATACATTTTGTTTTAAAGATAAACAACAAGGGTCTTCTAAAAATGCGTCGCCATTATTGTATCGATTTGAATAATGTAATGATATACAAATCAAATTATTATAAAATGAATCTGGAATAGTAACGTGTTTTAAATTAATATTATTGAATGATATTACGCGTGATTTATCGGTTTCGTGGTCATAATATTGGAATTTATAGTGATTACATAAATTAATTGTGTGAAAATACATAGACACGTATTTATTTATTGTTTTTATAAAGGGTTTAATATGTATTGGTATAAAATAAAATAAATCTGTTTTTTTCATTATAATGTCTCCAAGTGTAATCATAAAATATTTAGCACAATTTCGATTATTAAAAAAATTGGGATGTAAAAAGTCTAAAATATTTTGTATTGATTCAGATTCAGGTATGTTTTGATAAATATTTCTTAATTTTATTTTTTTTATTATTTTTGTTTTAATTTGTTTTTTTAAAACGCTATTCAATTCATTATTTGTATGATAATTTTTAATGTACAACAATACAATGTGTATCATATTATTTTCAGTTATCACTTTGAATTTATCAGTATATTCCACATATAAATCGGTTGTGTTAATATAATAATAATTATAGTTTAAGAAAAAATCATCAATGATTACTTTAATGTATTGGTCTGTCTCTCTGTTATCTTGAATTATATCACTTAATGTATAATAAAATTCTTCAATCGCTTTATCATTTGAACTATCTAAAAAACTAGTTATTTTTTCTTGTATTTTTAGCTTGTAATCCATTACATATTATAGTATAAATATTTAAATATAAATATAATACATTATCATTATAATGATATAATTATAGTTATACTTATAATATATTAAATAAGTATTATATTATAATAAAATGGAAAATGAAATAGATACAGATTTATCTCATTATACCATTAATGATATATTTTCTTTATTAGATATTAATATAACAGCCGATGCGGATTACAATGATGTAAAAAAAGAAATTATTTCAAAAACGAATAAATATATTGAAAAATTTGATTTGTTAAAAAATCCAAAAATTAGTCATTTTTTTAAAAGTATACAAGAATATTTAACAAAAGACCGAGATACAAACAGTTCTATTGTACAAGACCCGAGACCACACGGCCCAAATATGGGGGGGTCAACCAACCAAACTGAAACTACAAATGGTATTAGTAATATTTCATATAATTCAAATGATGGAGCTGGTAATCCAATAAATAGAAAAACGATTACTAAATTATTGAATATTGATTCAAGAAATAGAGACCCAATATATCCTTCATCTACTGATTTTATGATTAATTTACAATATCCTATTAATAATGTTATTGAAATGAAATTATGTGATTTAGAACTTCCTACAACATATTATCCCATTTCAAGCGCACTTGATAATAATTATATGTGGATAAAAGTGTACAAAAATAATGGGCCTCCTCAATACTATTATGTATTTATTCCAGATGGATATTATTATTATGATGATTTAATTTCATATATAAATAGTACGAAATGTTTAAATAGCCCAATTTTTGCTGTTAATCCTATTATAAGTATTAAGTTTGATTTAAGTTATAAAAATCTTGGAGGAGTTGGAACTGGTACTGGAAAAGTCACTCTTGAAATGGTTGATTTAGATAAAAGAAATGTTACTAGTATAGAGCTTAATTTTGCTGGTAATTCACTTGAAAATAGAACGACTACATTTATGGTTACAGACCCAGAAGAGATTGTGCGATATAATAAATTGGATAATGCAAACATTCAACTTAAATTTGGTTGGTTATTGGGATATAGGAAATCAACATATACCGGAGAATATGGGTATATTTCAGAATCTGTAATGGATATTATTGGGCCAAGATATTTATTTTTAATAATACGAGATGGTACAAATGGATTAAATACAAATGTTAATTTTATATCATCCACCGGAAATGGATTAGATGGAGATACAATCGCTAGAATTTCAATAAAAGGTTCTTCGTTTAATGTTCAAGTACAAAATGATTTCAGTGTATACACTGAACCACGATATTATTATGGTCTAAAAAAAATAGAAAAAATAAGTGTAAAATTGGTAGATGAATACAAAAGAGTTCTTGATTTAAATCAGAATGATTTTTCATTTACATTAAGATTAACTACAGTATACTCAAATAGTTAATTATATTTTAGTTTCTACCATAATTATTTCGTGAAACAACTTTTCATAAAAATGGTCAATTGTTGTATTATTGTGTATCATTATTAATAAATGAACGATTTCATCATATTTTTTATTTAATTTATAAAACTCAATAAAATCACTATTTTTTTTAATATTATAATTTATAAATAGGTTATCCCAAGGTAATATATTTGTATATAAATCAAGCAACATATAAACAATAGATATGATGTCATCTTCTTTTCTATATACATATTCATCGTTGTGACACGTATAACTCGAGTATCTTTTGTTTCCTATAAATTTTTTAACCAAATTATTTGAATAAAAAGTAGATAGACCCAAATCTATAATACATAATTGTTCTTTTTTATTGAATACAAAATTTTCTGGTTTTATATCCCTATGTACAAGTCCTCTCATATGAAAATATTTTATTAATTTAAAAATTTGTTCGATTATGATTAAAAACTTTTGTTTTGTTATTCCTTTTTCTGTATATTTTTTTAAATTAATATCTAATAATTCCATAACTATATAACTATAATTATCATATGTTCCTATACATTTTATATCTGGTAAATTAATATATTCATTATTTTTATTATTACTTTTTTTCAAATATAAATACATATCTATTTCGTGGTCCAATAACTTTTTACTTATTTCCTCACATTCTATTTTTATAGCAACTTCGCTGTTTTTATCTACGTGAATTCCTTTGTACAATGTTGAATACGTACCTTGTGTGATGACGTTAAGTATTTTATATTTGTTTGATAACAGCATTGATATAGATATAAAGATTATTTTTAAATATATATAACAATGACCTTTGTATTGAGTGAATTTCAATTAAAGGCTATCGAGTCTATAGAAAATGGACATCATACTTTAGTTACCGCTCATACGGGTTCTGGAAAAACATTACCGGCAGAACACGCAATTAAATATTTTACAAATAAAGGCAAGAAAGTGATTTATACTTCGCCCATTAAAGCATTAAGCAATCAAAAATATGCTGAGTTTACTAAAAAATTCCCTGAACTACAAATCGGAATTTTAACTGGAGACAACAAACATAACCCGAGTGCCGATGTAATTATTATGACGACTGAAATTCTTCAAAATAATTTATTAAAAACAACTACTCACGAGAATTCATATTTAAACATTGATATCGATATCGATACCGAGTTGGGGTGTGTTATTTTTGATGAAATTCATTATATAGATGACCCTGAAAGAGGAACTGTATGGGAACAATGTATTATTACGCTACCCAAACATATTCAAATGGTAATGTTATCGGCGACTATTGGAGAGAAAGAAAAGTTCGCGAGTTGGATTGAAACTATTAAAGAAAACAAAGTTAATATTTGTAGTACGAATACTCGAGTAGTACCCTTATCATTTAATATATATTTGACAGTACCTAAAAAGACCATTGAGAGAATGCCTGGACCAATGAAGTCATTATTTGAGAATAAAAATAATAAAATAGAATCATTACACAGCGCATTTAATGAAACAATCGATATGAATAAAAAGTGTCACCATTATTTAAAAAGCAATGATATTTCAGTTTCTAAACAATTTGTATTGAACGAATTATGTTTAAAGTTGAAAGAAAAAGAAATGTTTCCTGCGCTGTTCTTTGTATTCTCAAGAAAACAAGTACAACAATATGCGAACGATATGTCTGCTGCTTTGTTTGACCCTGGAGAAAAGGATTATTTGGTAGAGCCCATATGCCGACAACTTTTAGTCTCTCGAGTAAAGAATTGGAAAGAGTATATGGCCTTACCTGAATACAAGTACTATATTGATTTATTGGAAAAGGGTATTGGAATACATCACGCAGGGATGCTTTCTGTGTTTCGTGAAATGATTGAGATATTGTATGACCAAAAATATATCAAAGTACTATTTGCGACGGAAACATTCTCAATCGGTTTAAATATGCCTACCAAAACAGTGTGTTTTACTAGTTTGTATAAGCACGATGGTCGCTCTATGCGTTTGATTCATAGTCACGAATTTATCCAAATGGCGGGTCGAGCAGGCCGACGAAATATTGACACAATTGGTCACGTTATTATGATGACTAATTTATACGACCCATTAGATACAACTCAATATTACAAATTAATGAACAGTAGTCCCAAAATATTAAAATCTAAATTTAAAATAGATTATTCTCTCTTTTTACATTATTTAAACAATTATTCATTGGAAGAATGTAAACATATTATTGAAAAGAGTTTGATGAATCAGGATATTTTGAATCAAATCAAACAATCCAATGAAAAATTAGATGCTCTTCAATTGAATTTGAATACTATTATTCCGTTGTTAAAAAACCAAGATGTTTGCGAACTATATTTATATTTAAAGAAAGAATTGGTTACCTCTAAAAATAGTATCCGTAAACAGATATCTAAAAAAATAAATGAAATTGAAAATTCAAATCGAGAGATAAAATCACAAATAGAATTATATGAAAAGTTTGAAACAATTAATAATGATATTGAAATCGAAAAAAGTGGTATTAAATATGCGGAACATTTCATAGAATCTCAACTAAATTCATTAAATACTATTTTACATCATAATTCTTATGTGGATAATGATAATAAGTTAACTATTAAAGGGTTGTGTGCTTGTTCCATACGAGAAATTCATCCATTAATATTTTGCGATTTTTATGAAAAATATGATAAATTCAATGGTTTATCATCATCCGATATATTTTGTATTTTAAGTTGTCTGTACGATGTAAAGGTGTCGGATGAATTTAAAGAGTTTACTCCTTCAATGTTTAAAGAAGAGTTAAAGTTTATCAATGAGAGAATCTATTATTATTATGATGAAGAAGTCAAGTACCAATTAGTCAATATGAATCAAGAACTACAATATGATATTATGCCTTATATTAAGCGGTGGATGGATACCTGCGACGACTCATTATCAAGTATTCAGTTGATTCAAGAAATAAAATCACAAAAAGGATGGTTTACAGGTGATTTTATTAAATGTTGTTTGAAATTAATCAATATGTCAAAAGAAATCGAATCGATATGCGAGCCTGACCTACTTGAAAAGTTGAAAGAAGGGTCGTCCAAAATATTAAAATTCATATGCTCGAATGAGTCGTTATATTTAAATTAAATATTTATTTTATATAATGTCTGAGAAGTTTGGGGTTAATTGGAATTATGGAGCAAATGATTGTTTTTATCTCTCTATAAAAGACTCTATTCATAATAAAAAGTTATCGGAAAAATTCTTACATTTTATAGGTAAAAAAGAACATACACTTACAGTACAAATTTTAAGAGATTATACATCCGAACATTTAGAAACAATTGTACATTATTTCGTTAATGTATTGTTAAACATACCTAATGATAATTTAGATTTGTTTAAAGAAGAGTTATTTTTTGATATAAGTCACGAAATTTATACAGTAAAAAAACATTTGATGGATAAAACTATTATGATTTCAATATTATCATCAGGTGAACACAACCCTGATTTTTATGTTAGGCAAGAAGATATGATATATTTATTTAAAAATATTATAAATGATAAAATTACTGATAATGAAACAAAACGAATAAAATGTGTTAATTATTTTAAAAAAAATATACAAATGTTGTCTAATGGGGTAACATTCATTGACATATTTACATTTTCATTAATATATAAAAATTTTATTAAAAGTGAATTCAACGAAACAGGAAAGATTATAATATTTAATAATTATAATCGTCCACCTAAAGAGTTTAAAAAAGATAAAAATTTATACATATATTATAAAAATTATTATTATCAAGCTTGGGTTTTTAAAAACTTTTCAAAGTATACAATATATACAAATAAATTCAGAGTTACTCAAAATACAGGTGCTGGAGATTGTTATTATCTTTCAGTGATAGACTCTATGAACAATAAAAAATTAACAGAAAAGTTTTTAAATTTTATAGGTGAAAAATATAATAAAAATTCCAAAGGAAAAGACATAACAGAGTTAACAGTACAAATATTAAGAAATTATATAGCGGACAATTTGGACTATACTTTGAATATGATAGTTCGTCCATTATTAAATATACCTATTGATAATGAAAATTCACATTTTGTAAAAGAAGATATATATAAAGTTTTAGGTAATTGCGCAAGTAAAAGTTGTTCTACTTCTACTTCTTGTTCAAATAAAGAAATTTGTCATTTATCAAAAGAACATATAAAAGAAGTTTTAGAAGATTACATACCTATGATTAAAAAGAATTTGATACCAAGTGTATACGAGTCTTGTTTAAAATCAATTGAAGAGAAACATAGTGACAAATATTATGGTTTATTAAAAAAAGATATGCTATATGTTTTTAAAAATATTGTATATGATAAAACTACTGATAATGAAACAAAAATAATTAATTTCATTAATTATTATAAAAATAATATAAAAAAACAATATGTTTGGGTAACGTTTATTGAAGTATTTACATTTGCCAAATTGTATGAAGAATTTATTAAAAGTGAATTTAATGAAAAGGGCGAGGTTATAAATTTATATGATGATGATTCTCCACCGATCGATTTTGAAAAAGATAAAAATTTATATTTATACCATAATAATTGCCATTACAGAGCGTATGTATTTAAAAATTTCTCAAAGAAAAAAATAGAAAATTGTATACAAAATAAGAGTAAAAAAATAATTAAAGAATGCATAAAACAATACAAATTGATTCCATACAATATAAGAATAAAATGGGCAAATAGTAAAAAGGCCAAAGAGTTTATAAACAAATATAAATTGTTAATAAACAAGATAAGATTAAAAAACTTGAAGACTAAAAAATTAAAGAGTTTAAAAAAATAATAATTTAATCCAAACAACACGTTTTGAATATGATGGATGTAACCAAATAAGGGTCCATATTTGCTGCTGGACGCCGGTCCTCAAAATAACCTTTTTTATCTTTAAATGTTTCATTTCCAATACGGATAGATGTATTTCTTGTTCCAATTCCATATGAAAATGTGTTATAGTCAGCAGTTTCGTGATGACCAGTCAATCTTTTATTATTATTTTTTCCATATACCAACATATGCTCGCGATGTGTTTGCTCAAGTTTATGAATACAGCTCCAAATTTCACTTAAACCATTATTATCTCTCGTTTTTTTAGTACTAAAATTTGTATGACATCCTGAACCATTGATGTATTTATTAATCTTAGGTTCATATGAAATAGTAACATTGTATCGTTCAGCGATTCTCTCAAGTAAATATCGAGCAATATATAATTGGTCTGCTGATTCAATACCTTCACAAGGACCTATTTGAAACTCCCATTGTTTATTTGCAACTTCGGCATTTAATCCTGAAATAGTTAAACCAATATTTAAACAAGCTATCAAATGTTCTTCTGTAATTATTCTTTCAATATTTGATTTATTTCCAATTCCACAGTAATATTTTCCTTGAGGTACATTGTGGTCCCATTCTTCTTTCATCATAAAATATTCTTGCTCTAAACCAAACCAACTTTCTTCTTCTACTTTTTCTTTAAAAATTTCAAGAGCAGTATGTCTATTATTTGTTGCGTGCGGGACATCATTCGTATAAGTTTCGCATAATATTAAAAATCCTAATAAAAATGGGTTTTTATACATTTTAACAGGTTGTAAAATAACTTCTGTGTTTAAAGTAGATTCAGCTTGGTCTGTAGATGACCCATCAAAATTCCAAAGTGGAACTTCAGCTATAGTAGTTACATTTTTATACAATACTTTAGTTTTTGAACGTAATTCACCATTTCCTCCAACCCATATGTATTCTAAAACAGTAACCATTTTTATTACTTTTAATTATAACTTTAAATCATTTAATTGTAATTTAATCTTATGTTTTAATTGAGATTCATCGTGAAATATAAATATTTTAAATTCATATTCATTATTTTCAAATAATTCATTTTCAGTAACTATAGTAGTGTAGACATTTATATCACTTATGAACACTTGATATTTATATTTTATTTCATTATATTTCATTTTATCAAATACTTGTCCTTTATACACATTATGGTTTTCTTTATCAAAAAGTGACAATAATTTACATTTACTTTGCGTTTTACGAATATTTTTTGTAGTTTTATTAATATAATCTAATTTATTATACCAATTATTATAAAACCTATTTGCGGTTTCACTAAAAGTAAATTGATTATCATTTGTACATAATTGGTATATATTTAAGATATCAACCAATCTCCTAATCGGAGATGTAATATGCATATAAGTAGTTTCTGTATTATATGTTTCATACAATTTATGATTTAATCCATTATTAATTTTATAAATTCCATTTTGATAAGGTTTCATATAATTTACGCAGTTTTTATTAAACATAATCATTAATTCTGTAATTAAGTCGTGACTATTTTTTGCGTGTAAAATATCTTTAATCATTAAATAATCTGGATTTGTCAATAAAGACGACTCTTCATATGAATAGTTTTTGTTTATATTTACATAACAAGTAGACAACGAGTATTGTAATGTTTTAATATTTATATCCATCACCAAACAAATACGTGTTTCTTTTTCATTTAAACTACACAATTGAGATAGCTTTAAAGGTAACATTGAATGTTTTTTATCTGGAAGATAAATGGTAGATATTCTATTTGTAAATGAATTCCACAGATTTAAAAAGTCTATTATAATTGGTACGTTACTAATATAAACACTTATGTTTCCATCTTGAATACTTATTCCATCATCTAGGTCAATACTTGTTTCAGAATCAATCGTAAACACATTTGATGTACGTTTGGGTATGTTGTATTTATCGATTATCGCATCAATAATATTATCGTAATTATCTATCTTTTTCTTGAGTGTATTGATAACATCATTATTAAATTCACGTGTAGATACGTTTAAAGATTTACAGTATAATGAGTATTCATAATAATGTAAGGGTGTATCTACCGTTCCCAGATTTTGAGTCATTGTACCATAAGGCATTTTATGATTCCAATGTTTAAATTCAAATGTAATATATAACGCGGTCTTGATTTTGTTAAATGAAACAGGAATATTGTATGGAACTAGAAAATAAGGTACTCGTTTATCATCTGGTTTACATAAATAAAGAAAATTTTTATCTTTTCCATATGTTTTAGATAAATCCAATACTCCAGCGTTGTATTTATTTTCTCTCAATGATGAATAAATAATGTCACCATTTATATTAAAGGTGTCATTATTAAATAATTTCATTTCAAGTGGATTAATGGTTAGGGTTGTTTTCGTATAGTTGTCAGTTTCGTAAATATCCCATTCTTTATACAAGTTGTCCTCGAATGTGATTTTATACATTATATAGTATATGTGCTATTTTTATATTATAAATTAATGTGATTCATATGGTATACAGTTGCGCTAGGATTATAATATTTAACATCATTGATATTTGATAATTTATCATCTACAAAGACAATATGTTTATGATTATGTTTAATCTTTTTTACAGTAAGCCCTTTTTTATTTGAAAAGTACACTTCTTCAATATTATTATATATTCCGCAGTCGTTTAATTCATTATAAGTTAAACGTGTTAATCTATTATGCCTTGCGGTTACAATTACAATTGTACTGTTTGTATTTTTAACAAGTAATAACAATTTACTGAATTCTTCTTCATCTAACATTCGAGCTTTGTGCTTAATAATTATATCCATCCAATCGTTATAAGTGTTTTTCTCTGCTGTTTCTGGGTCTTTTTTGGCATATTCTGCCGATGTATCTCCCCACCAATTACTATTTATGTAAGGATAATGTATAATTGTTTCATCAAAATCCATAACTAATAATGTGTCATCTTGTACTACAATTTGGTCATAATTAGTGATTTTAGTATAATAATTATAATTAGACATTATAACTTATGTAATTATATTTTTATATTTATATATTGAATAATAGCCTCAATTGCTTTTTCATAACTATCAAAGTGTTCAAATAATATTTTTGTTATTTCTGCAGGAGTAATTTTGTATTCTTCCAAATTATTTATTTGTTCAATATAATAAAGTGGTATAGATATATCGTGGAATGATTCAATAAATTCAATCAACATATTATTTGTACATTTTGTAAATTCACAAATTAAATCTATTCTTCCTGGACGAATAAGTGCTTTATCCAATAATTTTGGGAAGTTTGTAGTCATTATTATGATACGGCCAGGAGTTTCTAATATTCCATCTAATATATTTAATAAACAAGACAATGATAGTCTTTCATTAGTAAGCGGGTCATCTTTTTGTAAATCGTTGGCTCCACTTTTTTCTAACATAATAAATGGTTCTTTTCTCTCCATTATAATATCGTTCTCTTGACAATCTATATCCTCAAACACATAAATACGATTGTAAATCGGTATGATGAATTGTTCAGATTTTCCATTTTGGACTACATTTATAATATCATTAAAAAACAAATTCTCCATCTGAGTTCGAGTCACATTCTTATGAAGTTTAATATTAATAATATGGCGGTTCATTTCATTAGCGACACACTTTATAGTTGATGTTTTTCCACCGCCAGGCGGGCCAGATAAGAGGAGTCCAAGCGTATAAGGGATTCCTTTATCATCGTACCACTTTTTATTTTTCTTGAAGAAATTAACTCTCTTTTCAATCAATTTAGATTCAATTCCGATTACATTTTTAAACATACGATTGGTTACAAATGGCTTCATTGTAAAAGAAATAAAAGGCTGTGCTTTGGCATAATCATTTTTATTAACAATTCCTGTTGAAATATCATTAAAATAAAATAGTTTATCTCCCAATTTATTTTGCATCTTAATAGAATAATTGTACTCAATCTTTTTAATAAAAGACCTTAACTCTTCTACATTCAGAGTATAACTAAAAATTTCAATTAATTGCGAACTGTCTTTATCATCATTGGTTTCATTTAATAAGCAAACGTAAATTTCATCTGTATCATTGATTAAAATAGGTGTTTTATGATTTAACATAAAGTTTTGTTTTGAATATAATATGCTTTGAATATTTGGACGGTTTGTAATATAATCCAATATAGAATGTGCTAATACATCTGTTGTTTGTTTTAAAATGATTTCAACAGTAATAGATGACAGTTTTTCTTTACTTGTAACAATGGGCGCATATGTTTTTTTATTTTCAAAATATTTTATTAAATTCCATACATAAGGTGCGAACGTAAGTATTTTATCAAAAATGTATATAGGAATTATAGTGAGTAAAATACTATTTATTGGAATTTCTTGGGCGCTTGATTTTATTATAAATAATGTTAATAGCTGGCTTTTTATAAAATCCATTAACTTTATATTACGGTTATCTTTATATTATTTTATTTTAGCCATTTTTTATCAACTAACCCATAATCCAAACACATATCTGAATGTAGCCACAAGTCGTGCTTCAACAATTTGCGGAGTTCCTTTTCAGGAATAGTCGTATGCTTCTTATAATGTAGCTTAATACGAGTCATCACGTGCTTCAAATTAATATATTCATCTTCAATTTCAGACATTTTTCCCCAACACTCGGAAGACAATTGATGGATTAGCATATGTGCGTTTGGGCGAATATAACGACGTTTGCCACATATGCTAATAAGAGTACCTGCTGAAGCGGTTGCTCCTTCAATAATGGTATATACAGGAACGCGAGATGCTTCGATGTAATCAATCACATTAAATGCTGAAAAAATACAACCCCCTGATGAGTTTATATGTAAATAAATAGGCATAGACTTAACACTAGTTGCTCGGCAAGTTACCATACAGTATTCTTCGGCTTCACGTAACTGATTAATTAGTTCGTGTGTAGATTCACGGTCTACTTCAGAATAAAAATAAATATGATTTAGTTCTGAATGAATATCTCCTCCCTTTTTAGTACATCCATCATTTTTAATAATCTTCATTAGTTTGTCCATCCTATTATGATATCAAAATAATGTTTATACTATTATTTAATATATTATTTAATATATTATTTATTCATCATTAAGAAGAATATAATATTGATTAATCCCGATAAGAAGTATCTCGACTTTTTAAATTCAAACTCCACTAAATTAATCGTGTTGTACTTAATTATATAAAACAGTACACTAAATGAATACATAATCAGTATGGTTGTTGCTATTAATTTCCATCCAGAATATCTATCTAATTTTACTAAATTATAACTCCACACTCCTCTTAGTAAATAATTAATAATGACAAATGTCATTGAGGTTAATATAAATATAAAACAGTTAGTTGTTTCATAAAATTTATATTCTTTGATGTACATTAACTCGCCAAATATTAAAAAGATAATCATAAAATGAGAGAAAAAATTACAAAAAGGTAATTGATGTATCTTGAGTTTTTGCTTTGGATATAACAAATAAAAATATAACACACTTACTGTTAATGCCAATGGGGCGGTCATCTTAAAAAACTTTTCCGACTTAACATTTAATAATGCCATTGAAAAATAAGTAAACAACAAAAATATGGTATGATGAGTAAATTGTGAAAAGTACCAACATAATTTGTCTATAACTGTATTATCGTGATAAACGACTCCTTTTATTTCTTGTTTATTTGGAAAAAAATCAGCTCCATTATTTTTAATATGAAAAGTAGATACTAAACTTAATACTATGGTTATAAATAAAAAAATAGTTGCTATTAAATAAAATGGAGTTCTTTCGGTAAATTGCATGTTATAAATAAAAACTTACTATTTATTTGGAAGTTGAACATAAATTGTTTTATATTAACACGCTTTATTTTATAGGTTGCTGTTAAATAATTGCAAAGAAGGTTTAGTCGAATTATGTTTATGTTCACGATAATATGTTATAAAACTTTTATAAATATGGTTAATATCATTTTCTAGTGACTTTTTTTTTGATTCAAAAGTTTGAAAAAATATGTCTACTTCTTTTACTATTTCAGTCATATTATTTCCATTTTTATGTGTTTTTAATAATTTTTTTGTTAAAGAATCTTGTTTTTCTGTTAATTCTGTTAATTCTTTTTTTTTTTGATTAAGCACTTTTTCAAACTTATTTAATACCATATCTGGTGTTAATTGTGTTAATTCAGTTCCTGTAACATTA